CGCCCTAGTTTTTACTACCTGTACATCTTCTACTTGCTGTAAAGAGTTTATATATCCAGAGGTAGCGGAAGTTGCGGTTAAAAGTACCGTATCGACGACCTCTCCATTTACTGCTTGATCTACCTTGTGAGTCAAAGTACCAGTTATGTTGTTAATCCTTGTCTTGAATCTGTCTAGGTAATAGACCCATGCGGCACTCAGCGAGGTAGCTGATGTATATGTACCTCGCTGGCTTACCAAGTGTGAACCGTTGATAATCAGATTCTTACGCCCACCAACGGCATTAACTCTGGTAGTCAAAGCATTCGTTAAACCTGTGTCAGCCAGCGTACCGCCGCCAGTAGGCAACGTCAGCGTCTCATTCGCACTAGTTGTGCTATCCAACGTGACACCGCCACCATTGCTATTCTTGATGATTAAACTCATAGGATTACCCACGTTGAGCCAGATGCCACAGTTACCGTGTACCCGCTGTTGATTGTAATTGGGCCGATGCTAGAGCCATTTTCAGACCCAGCAAAGGTGATGTTCTCAGCTATCACTTTAGCGTTAGTCCGTATTACTGAGTCAGTCCCAAGTGAAGGGCCACCACCTCCGATCTCACCCCATCCTGCGGAGGTATAACCTTCAAAGGCCGCTTCCGTAGAGTTGTATCTGAGGCGACCTGTATTCGTTCCTGCTGGGCGTTGTGCCGTTGTGCCTTGTGAAACTTGGAGAGAACCTGTGGATGTATTGCTTACATCGCCAGTTAGCGCACCGCCCGTCTTCGGTAGCGCCAAGGCATCTTTTGCATCTATCTGCGCCTGAGTGTAGGTATCGGATAACTGAAAGAAGCTGAATGCGGATACTTCCAGTAAGTCTCCAGATAATGCTCCTGCCCCTAAAGTTACTGTGTTAGTACCCGTATTGACAGTGTAATCGGTCGTTAAGATTAGTTTTACACCATTAAGGAAAACGTGCATCCCTGTCTGTGAATCAAAAGCCATTGAAAGGGAGTTAGCGTCATTACCCGCAAACGCGGTCTGCCCTGCCGTGGCAACGTATTTAAATGTTTGAGTTAGCCCTGAGATCGCAGAAGAAACGCCAATCCACGAGGAACCATCCCAGACTTGCATCTTGTCAGTCGTGGAGTTGAAGTACATGGCCCCTGTGAGGATAGCCGCACCATCATTGTCAACGGAGGGCGCTGAACTTTTAGCACCTAGAAATCTGTCATCGAAAGCATCGTATGAGAGTTCTGCGGCCGCCTTTGCCGCCTCAGCAAGAACCACATCGGCATTCGTCAGTACAACATCTGCATTAGTAATAACTACGTCTGCATTAGTAATAACTACGTCTGCATTAGTAGCAGTTTTATCATTGCCCGTGGCGGTGCGGTCTAATGCTGTTTGCACCTTATCTGCTTCTGCTAATACAACATCTGCGTGTGTAAGAACAACATCTGCGTGTGTAAGAACAACATCAGCGACTGTCAAAACGAGGTCGGCTGCAGTGTCTATTGTGTCTTGGTTAGTAGATACTAGGTCCGCTGCGGTATCAATAGTATCTTGATTAGTTAAAACTAAATCTGCCGCTACTGCTGTTCTATCCAGCCCAGTTTGGACTTTATCTGCCTCAGCAAGAACAACGTCAGCATGAGTTAAGACTACATCAGCGTGCGTAAGAACTACATCAGCGTTTGTTAGTACAACATCGGCGTTTGTTATAGCTGCTGTGGCTACTCTATCCAGCCCCGTGGCTACCCGATCAAGACCTGTTTGCACTTTATCTGCTTCAGCTAAAACTACGTCTGCGTTCGTAAGCACCACGTCTGCATTTGTAGCTGTTTTGTCGTTGCCAGTTGCTACCCTGTCTAATCCCGTTTGAACCTTGTCGGCTTCGGCGAGAACCACATCAGCGTGCGTAAGAACTACATCAGCGTGCGTAAGAACTACATCAGCGTTGGTTATAACTTTGTTAGCCTCAATCAACCCCACTACGTTAGGGGACATAGACATGAGCACATATCGGCCATTAACGCTTTCGTACCGCACGGCCACTGGCTGGTTCAGCACTATGGCGCCAGAGGCTAGTGAGGTACCGTCGGCATTCACAATGCTTTTAGCTCCTAAGGAGTTAAGATTTAGCGTGGTGGCCCCCGTGTTAGCGACCGCGGCTTTAAATACTAAGCTCATTCCGTCAGTTAACGTCAGAGTCTGGGGGAGGGAGGCTACATAAGCATTGGCGCTACCAGTGGCAACGGCGTAGTTATATCTGTTTTCGTCTAGCTCTAATTTAGAAGGCATCTTGTCGAAGCCTGTCTCTATTGCGAGAGCTACATTATTAATGTGACCAGCTACCGCGGTGGTGCCGGTAACTACTACATTGTCTGAGTGTATGAAATAATCGTTAGACATTAGCGTCTTAAACCTCGTATTGTATAGTGGTAGCTCGCGCCTAATAAACTATGGGGCCGCTCGTAGTTGGATTCGCCTCTGATTACCAGAGATATGTTTATGCCGCTGCCGTCTATGTAGCCCTCAGCCTGACCTACTATCTGAGCGCCCCATACAAATTCACCCCAGACTGCGCCTCCCCAAGTTCCGCCCCTAGCGTACATTTCATCCGAAAAAGCTACGGTGTTGGCTACCGGTTGGTCCCCTCCGCCATAGGAAAATTCAGAGGTAAAAGAAAGGGGAGGGGGTTCTATCGCGTCTATATCTAATACAACTTTAAAGTACTTTTTACGGTTTCGGGGCTTACCCATGTTAGCGAAGGGTAGTCGGAGAAAGTAGGATATTAAGGCCCCATTAAACGAATCACCTTTCTCCATCTGGTATATAAATCCGTCGGAAGACCCGAAAAATAACTCCTCTACACCCGATGCGTTCTCGACAGAGCAGGTAACCAGAGCGGCTATAGGGAACGAAAAGGGTATGAAAGAGGGTAGACCTTCGCTATCAAACATCGCGATAAGCCCAGATCCATCTGAAAAGAACAGACGGTATTGGTCTTTAGACCTGATCCTAATAGAGGACTGCACAAGAGCTTTTTTACTTTGAAGATAAGAGTTAACCAGTAGAGATAAAGTGTTGCCGGTGAAATCACCGAAGTCTTGAGTGGTGTTTAAATCGTTTATTCCTCGGTCGTCTAGGAACACGGTGCTCCTCATGTTTTGAACCGTCCACTCTATCGCACCAGTTTTTGCGCTGTGTTCTACGAGATTCCAGTCTACAGAGGAAGTACCATAAAGTAGATACACGTGTTGTCGGTTTAGTATGCTTAACACGTCTCCCGGAACCTTAGAAAAGGCCGCAACGTCATCTCCTGTGGATATCTCTGCCGCGCCTAATATAGCTGACCACGTGTAGGGGTCCCCCGCAACGGAGTGCTGTACCGAGCTAGAAAAAGAGTAAAACAAGTGTTTTTTGTGTTCGATTACGTGCTGAGGCTTATCAACCACCATGCCTGTGTGTACGTGGGAAAAATCAGTTCCATCATACGAAAAACCGTAGCCTACCCCATTCACCCCGTAGAGGGCCGTGGTGCCTGTAGCTCCGAAGAAATTAGTTGTTACAAATTCATACCGCCCAGCGGGTGGCAGGGTCACCACGGTCTGAGACACCGTCACAGCTAAGGCACCGCCGGAGGCTAGAGCTCCCGTGGCAAACGTACCCCCTGTTAAGGATTTTACATACACCCTGCCAATGGCGTTATTAGTCGCAAAAGATCCTGAAATTATACCTACGCTAACTACTACTGCAGTTTGCGAGCCTCCATTGGCGGTTATCGTAGCGCCTACTGCGGGGGTTATAGTCCCTGTTGTATATGTTAAGTAGTGTCCGAGAGTAACAGCAACCCACCCTGAAGCGGTAGATTTGAACATAACTCCAGCGGTTTGACCCGAGTTGTCTCTGATGGCGTACTTAACCCCTAAAAAGGACCATACGCCCCTTATTGATCCTGCTCCGGGGACAGCAGCTATACTCACCCTAGTGGCCTCTCTAGCCGCCCTTAGGTGTACGTTCTCAACCGCGTGGCTTAGAGGCGGGCGTAACTCGCTAACTGCGGATGCAACCGCTCTTGTTGCTGATATGTTTAGATTTTCCCCGCTAGTGTACAGACCCGAAGCCCCATACACTACTATGTATCCCGCGGCATCTGACCCCCAAGTCCCTGCGGTGGTCTCTACACTTAGTACTTTACTGGTTGTACCTGATGTGCCTCCGGTTATAGTTTCCCCGACTGCGGGTATAGTTCCACTTCCTGTAGAATAATACACGTACCAAAAAGTAGCGTCAGAAGGATTAGGTTGCCCATCAAAAGCCTCGTAGCCCTCAATTCGGCGGTATCCACCAGTTACGATAGGTTCGTAATTAGAGCCCGCTATAAGGGCCCCAGCGCTTATGGAGAGGGGAGGCGTGGCTTGATCTAACCCGCCCTTTAATGGAAAGCTATAAACGCGTTGGCCCATTACTGAGGCCTAACTACCCACTGGCCCGCTCGGACTAGTTTGTACTTAGCCTGCAAAGACCGCAGTAGACTAGTGTACTCAGAATTAGCATATGAGTACACATCAGTGGTTTCTTCGTAGCCTGCGTAATCTAGCAGGGCCCTGTATAATATAATGTCGTGGTACTGGGACGGGATGGCTGGAGTGTCTGCGTTAGCTGTTAACACTTGGGCATCTGTCTGGTACTCAAACCCGACGGTGTAGGGTACATCAGGCGCGGGGTAAAAACGCAAGCCGCCACTAGGCATTCTAGTGACTACTGTGGGGGTGCCATCATCAGAGGTCACTGCCCCAAACTTTAGTTGAAAACCCTTCCAGTCTTCATATCTTACTCGGTACTTAGCGGAGGGGCCTACCGAGGTTTTAAATAAGGTTATTGAGTCCGTGTGTATGACATCAACATTGGTTAGTACATAGTCGCTGGTCGAGGCTATGGTTTCAAAAGGGGTGTACTCAGCCCACATCCACGTCCAATCATACGGCAGTGTTTGTATCTTAACCCAAGCTTCTCTAACCCAAGTTACTATGCGCTGATACTCGCCCACTTGACCCGTAACAGCAACAGGGCCGGTACCTGCGATACCAGCCTTGCTTCTGAAATCTTTACAAATAGAAAGATAGTCGGCCATCTACTTAAATGAACCAGCGTCTTTATCAGCCTCTTTAGATGCAGCCATGGCCGCATTAAGAGCGGACTTAGCGGCTGCGGCGGCTTTGTCAGCTGCGTTTTTTAAAGCGTTTTGGTGCTTAGTTTTCTCGGCTGCGTTTGCGTAATCGCCTTCGTAAGAATACCGAACTCCGGCTTGTGAAAAACGAGCTCTGTCTTTAGTTACGCCGCGGATGACGCTGAAAGGTTTGCTTTTATCTAACATTACATAGGTTCCCGATCAGATAGACCTGATTTTGAGGCATCGGACTCTGTCCAGCTGCGCGTTGTTTCGTGATCATGGTCAACTTGACCCCTAATTATGCCTACGCCATTACGCGCCCGACCTCCAACACTGTGGTTCTTTGAGTTGGACATCTTGTTGCCGACGTGCTCTGAACTCTCTGGCATGATGCCATAAGCGCTGTATCGCATTTCTTTTCTCCAAGTGAAAAGGGGTCAGACTAATGTCAGACCCCTCATATTAACACTCACGAACGTCAATAGTCTAGTCGCGACTTTTGAAAGTCCCACGGTCTGATGACACTGAGTTCATCGTCCCTACTGGGCGTTGCGTTCCTTCGCTAGTTTCGCTACGAAGTTTAGTGCTGTGGTTATGGGCTTCGCGTGAGCTAAGACCCAAATCGATAGGGTTACCACTAATAGTAGCCTTATCGCCTTTTCCTAGTGAACCAATTGAGTTTCTCATAAATTAGATCTCCTTAAGACCATTCGACAGTAACAAGAACGTCACCATCACCAGCGGCTGCGCCGCCATTAGAACTGATCTGCCAAGCGTCGTCAGCAGCAATCTTGTTGCCTAGGGCGCCAGCGGTTACGCCAGTTGTGATAGTGCCGACTGAACTAGCCGGAACTGATAGGTACGCGTACCCATCTTGGTCGCCACCCGCAACACCAATTTCGATGATGGTAGGGTTAGTAGTTAACGCAACTGTACAGTAGACAGTGATCGAGGTTACTCGACCCGTGAGGCCAGCGATTGCTGGGATGTTCTCACCACCGACAAGGACAGCGTCAGTATCTAACGCGGCTCCATCGAAAAAATGAGTGGTTTGTATTCCGTTTGAATAGCTCATAGTTATCTCCTCTAAGCTGCTGATGACCACTTCATGATACGGTTTTGAGCCGCGCCAGAAGCATTATGAACGATCTTAAAGCCTTCAAGAGCATACCAAGCTACACCTTTGTCTCGGCCAAAATCTCCGGGAAGTTTACCACGGATTTCTGGAGGACAAACGATAGCTTCAATAACTGTGTCTTCGCCGAAAAAGAAAGCTTCGTCAGAAACAGCATTGCTCCAACCCTTAGAAGCAACACGAGTTTGCTCAAAAAAGCGGATGCCTTCAAAATGTCTACCAACTTCGCCGTTAAGAATCTGGTTAAAACCTTCAGCAACGTGCTGAACGATAGGCTCTAGGTCATCTTTAAAATCACGGAAAGTAGCAGGACGACCAATACAACGGTAAGAACCGTCTGAGTATACAGGTACGTCACGCTCTTTAAGCTCGTCAGAGATAAGCTTAACATGTACGTGGTTCATGGCTAGGTTGTTAGTTTGTGCTGCAGTGCCATCAGTCTCTACTGAAATAGCGGTAGCGCTGTTTCCTGAGTCTGGAGTTACTGTCAACAAAGTAGAAGCAAATTCATTATAAGCTTCAGTCTCGAACGCTTTAGTACAGTCGTTCTTAAGTGCTTTGTGGATTATCTGCTTCACTGGGTGGCGAGCTGAGTCATCTAAGCGACCGCTGTAAGGGACAGAGTTACCGAATTCATACACGGTACCTGAGTCTTGAGTGATAGTAAAACCAGTTTCAGGCATACGTTGGTTTTCAGCCAATCGTCCGCCTTGAGTGGCTACATCTGAATAATTGTTCCACTGAAATGCGTCACCAGCGTGCAGACCTTTATCAGTCTGATCATCGGCGTCACAATGTTGAACAAATCGTGTCATTGGTTGAAGAGCGTTACGCAATACATCAGAGAGTTCCCCTGAGTACATGTAGCCGCCTTCTGCATTGGTTTCCCAAACTTGGCTCATTTTATTAATTCCTATAAAAGTGTTTTATAACTGACCACGGCTCTGCGCTATTCGCTTGACGTACTCAGATCTAGTTTCATGCTGTGCAGGTGGGGTTCCTTGGAACCTGCCAGTGCCTGCCACAGGTCGTGCAATCACACGCTTCTCTTCTGCTTTGGTAGTCATAGATGCGGTGGGTCCTCTAGTTGTTCCTCTCCAATCCATCACGTTTTCATACGCGGTGTCTAATATCTCTTGGGGGGTAAACTCAGGGTTAGCCCTTCTAACTACGTCAGTCTCCATGTCTACTAATTCAAATAGCCTAGGGTCGGACTTAACGTCGGGGTGTGCCGTAAAGAGAACGTCTCGCGCCTTATACACCTGCTTGGAGTACTCACGCGTTTCAATTAGTTGTGCAGCCCTTTCTGCAGCTCTGTATTCACGCGCATCAACTTCGTCTTTAGTTTCTTTGGTAGCTACTGGTGTAGCATCTCGGAGGGTAAGTAGTTGAGTCATCGCTTCATCAGCAGCTTCATCATCGCCATCCAACAAAGCCTCGCGGTGATATTTCACCAGCTCGACCAGTTTCTTGTGATCGCCTGACTTGGCAGGTGGATCATTTCTTACAGGCTCATCAGGAGGAGGTAGGGCCTTTTTAGCTGCGATCTGATACTCTTGTGCTACAAGGGCTTCAGCTCGCCTATCTAATTCTTTTGTCCTAGCTGCGATATCTTGAAAGCCTTGGCTAACGGCCATTTCTTTCTGGTAAGCCTGTATTCCGCCTGCTTTATCGATTCGCTCTTGCTCGACTTCTCTGATCGTACCATTAACTTTGACAGAAACCAAACCCGAATCCATTGTTTCTGGCCCTATATCACTATTTAATTCATTTTGGACACTTTCCTTGCCAAATTTTCGGTGTTTTTGGTCGTGCTTGGCAGCTATCGCCATTCTGGGGTCTTCAGTAATTACAGGGGGCGTGGGGCTTTCTGTTTCAGGTGCATCTACGGGGTCACTGGACTCAGCTAGTATTTCCTCAGTCTCAGGGGGGATGATGATGTCTTGGTCTTCTCGGACGTTTACAACTTTTGGTGCTGATGTTATTGACATTGTGGTGCCTCTATAGTCGCCCCGCGGGGTGGACATTGGTTAGTAGTTATTTAGATCTTCTTCTTGCAGTTCCTGCATGGCTAGCTTGCCGGAATCGACAGCTTCGTTTAGCCACTTAATCACGTTCATAGGCACTTGTATGTCCATTCGCGCTTCTATATTACCGCCTGTATCACTCGGCGACACTTTGAAAAGTTCGGTGAAGCCTTTTTCAATCTCAGCCTCCGCGCGCTCTACTAAGTACCTTCCTAAGCTGGATCTAAGAAACCCCTCGGCCTCTAGGCCCAACTTAGCTCTGTCCATCGTTAAATCTTGGTTGCCACTCGGCGTGTACGGTTTTCTTCCCATCATTAAATACCTGACCCTACTTTAAGTTTAATATTCATTTCGTCTACTTTGTTCTGCCGATCAGTTTCCATACCTTTAAGGTCTCGATCCAGTTGCGCTATAGATATGTTTTCTTCCATAGCTAGTCTCATCATCTGCGTCTCTCGCTCTTTATCGGCAATGTATACCTTCATCTGGGCCATCGACTCGTTAGACTTTAATTTCATCTCAGCAATTTCACGCTCTTGAGCCAGCTTTGCCTGCTCAAACTCAGTCATAGGCTGCTGAGGTGGAGGCTCGGGTGCAGCTTCAGGGTCCGCGGGTGGGAAGAACCTTTCGGTGTCTTTGTAGCCTACCGCGCCTAGTATCTCCTTAATAACTTCCTGTTCGTTCCCTGACTGGGCCATTTGGGGCGCATAAGCCCCTATAGTACTGAAGGCCAACGCTAGTTTATTTATACGCTGTTGCGGGTTGGTAGCCCCAAAACCTACGTTTACTTCAACAGTCATGTTTCCTTGAATCATTAGATCGGTAACTTTATTAACACCAAAGCGCTGCCACATCTTAATGTCTTCGCCTATTAGGGTTAGTAGACCCTCATCAGACTCGTGGCGCTGCTCTAATCTCACGATTTGTTTTAGGACTGGTTCCACCCACGTTTCTACCCACACGCGTAATTGGTACTCGGTTACCTCGTCAGCCGAGGCTGCCAGTAACTCCATCCCCCCTACGGTTTCGTTTAACTTTCTGTTTGTGTTTACCGAGCTTACATTAAAGCCGCCTGACAACTCGTCAAAGTCAGCATTAACTCTGTCCTGCTCTTGGTAACTAGAGTTAGTGACGTCAGGTGGGGCTTCTACTCGAATGTCCTCTCTAGGGTTGTCCATCTCGGTGACAGCTCCCGGAACATTACGGATCAGAGAAGAGTAGTCTATAGCTGCGTTGCGATTAACAAAATAGCGTCGGTTAAGGACCAAAGCTACGTTGTCTCTCCTCTGGTTGTTGATATCATTAGCTTCTTGCTGCACACCGCTTAGCATAGACACTGGTGACTCGGGGTACACCTTGTGAGCTTCTATGTTACAGAACCCTAAAACGTAGGGGCGCTCTCCCGCCCGTAAGTGGGGATACTCCATCTCTAATGGTATTGGGTCGCTTAGTCTGGTGTGTATGTCTAACGTGTAATACAACCAGTCCCGCCCATCCTGCCTTATTATGTTTCGGTGGACCCATACAGTCTGGAATCCCCTGTGCGTGTATCTTTGGTCCTTAGAATCCTCGCGCTGGCTCTCGCGTTGAGACCGAACAGCATCATAATCGGTAGTGGCGCCAATCAGTAGCTCTTCCTCGGTTAAGGTTAGCCATGGGATTTGTGTTTTTTGAGTTTGCTTTGATAGTAACATCACGTCGTCGATAGTCATCGGTAACCTGTCTATCAGGTATGCGGAAGTTCCTATTACATCTTCCCAGTTCGCGGAAGGAGAGAATAGGAAGTTCTCGACAGGCCGCAGCTCTATAGCTGGGGTGTCTTTAACTACCGTAAAGCTTGTGGTCTTAGGCTTAATATCTTCGCCTTCAGCTGATAGGAGCTCGTCTTCATCATCTTCATCATCTTCATCAGGCATCTTGTCTTCAACTTCCCGATAGTTCCAATACTGGTGACTTATAGTTACACCAGTTACTAGGGCGTCTTGGTATGCTCCCATAGCTATGGGGAACCAAGGTATTGTGTTCTTCAGTCTGTAGTTAAGTAGCGCCTTATTGATCTCCGCGCTAGTGCGTTGGGATTCATCCCTTCCGCGCTCGGCTGTTATGCTGACCGCGTCGGACGTACTGAACATAGCCTTAGCTGCTGCAGCTTCGTTCCTTCGTACCGTGGCGCGGGTCTTAGACCTAAATCCTTTAGCCCTGTGTTTGTATGATTCTGAGAAGTACTTAGATCCCGGAGCGTGATCGCTATTAAAGTGAGCTATATTCTTTTCCATTCCGCGTCGGATGTTGGCATCAAAATAGCTCTCAGACTGGGTGTAGGCGTCCTTGGCTAAGGATAGCCAGTAATCAGAACCTGTCGAGGTCGCACTCGCGGTCTCCGCTTGTGAGTCTAGTGAGGTGCTGGCATCCCTAAGGTTGTCACCAGCCGTATGCATTTTACTACCCATTATCGTGTACCGCCTCGCCAGAGAACTTGCGTTTCATATCATTTACCGCTGTAGATACCTCAACCCCTTTATCTCGAGCCACGTAGTATCTTTCAAATAGCTCTCCCGCGTGACGCACTACATTGCGCATCTCGGAATCTATTTTAGCTATATGCATGTAAAACCCCATCTTCCCACTAATAAGCTGGTTGCGTATCATCACAACCCCTCCTCTAGTGTCGATAGTTATAAGCCACGACCCTGTCCACTTAGGATAGGCCTTGTTTAGCGCTGTATATAAATTGTTGTGCAGGACTCTAACACCCGCTGGTACAGGATTTCCATCCTCACCTTCAATAATGTCACTCACTTTTGTAAGCTCCTGTGTCATCAAACTGGTAAAACGTGCGTCCGCTAAATATATAAGCGGGCTCGTCTATTGTTTCTTCGTATATAGACTCATTTTCTTCTATTAACGCTAGCCACTCTATTTGGGAAGCCATTAGTAATCCGCCGTATGTTCAGGTTCAAGTCGTCCCAAACTTGAAGCAAGTCGGAGTCGGCTGTGCCTCGGAGCGGCCATAGCAAACTGCTGGAAAGCGTCTGCACCGTTAGAGGCGTGATCGTGATGGGGAACGTGATGGTATACATCATCCTCATCTACATATCTATATCTGTAGTTTCTGAGAGTTTCAAAGCCTTTCTCCATCCGCAGATGTCGAGCCACCATGTTCTCAGCTACTAACCTATCACTTAAAGGCTTATCCTTCCACAGCAAACTAGGGTCACAGTCACCAGCGTCGTGAAACCAACACTGAGCAAAGACCTCTCTAGCCGCCATTATTGACGTGTTTTTCTCTTTAACCCTAGGAATTATAACCACAGGCTTTATGCCTGCCTTAGCAAACTGCTTAGCTACGTTGTCTACCATACCAAGGCGATCTTGGTTTGCATCATGAGGCATATGGTGTTTGCCGTAGTTGTAACCAAGTTGTTTTAAAACAGTAACATAGTGCTCTACTTCTTGAAGTCTACATTCATAGTAATCGATGAGGCGGCATTCTCGTCCCACACGCTGTACGAACCATATCGCAGATTCGTCCCGTTTACCGAGATCAAAATAGGTATCAACTTCACAGTTCTTGGCGATAGGAATATAGAGTTGTCTATTTTGCTTGATGCAGTCCAAGACCTGCTCGCCAAAAATAGCGCCCTCTGCGAGGAGCTTAATTTCTCCGCCCCAGATGTGAAGATATTTTTCATAGTCTCTGTCTCTCATGGCCTCCATCTGTGTGCGTAACACATCTGGAAAAAAGGGGTTATCGGCGTAGCCAATGCGCTGTACCCAAGCATTCTTAGGGGCTTCATCTACCACAAAAAACTTATGAATGTAATCGTACTTAAATCTGGTGTTGTAGGTTATCCATATCTCTGACCCTTCTTTCCGCACCGTGGGGTCAATTATATCAAATGAGTTCTGGGTTAGGTTATGAGCTTCCTCTATCCAACAGAGGTCAATACCTTCTGTACTCTTTATTTCTTGGGTGTGGTGTCTAGTACCCATGAACATAATTTCTGTACCATTCTTCCCGTATATACCCGCCTTTTGGATCTCGTAGAAGCCTTGTAGTCCCATGAGATATATCTGATCGCTTAGGAGCTTGTGTACAGACTGACCTAAACTTTTCTGCAGTTCACGCGTGCAGAGTATGCGGGTTTCATTTAAGTACCCGCGTAGAAGTATTTTACGGGCTACACTCCAACTCTTAGCGGAGCCTCGGCCTCCCCACATAACCTTATAGCGATATGGCTCGTCTAACGCCCGAAATATATCAGGCGTCTGGACTATAAGAGCATCATCTCTATTTGGTTGGCTTGACATACTGTTCCACTATTAGCATTGGGGGAGCAAGTTCGCCGCCGTCTTTACCCGTGTGCTCTTGCTGTATCTTATCCCCGTACTTCTTGGGGTTTTCTTTAGCAGCAAACCACTTGTAAGTGTCTAACTTTAACTTAGCCATACTAACTGATACCTGCGTAGGCGCTCTTATAACTACGCCTAACACGTCCCTCATCTGCTCACCATTGGCTAGCATCACGGGTTGCATGACCGTGTCTTCTAGCTCCTCTACGAAGCCATCAAATTTGTAGTCAGCTGCTAACTTACGAGCGTCTACATACATTGCCATGAACTCAGAGTAGATAGCATCAGCCTTAGGGTCGCTAGCTTTGGCTAACCACGCGAATATAGTCTTAACACTGGGCATATCATCTCCATCTCGGCATACCTTACGGGCAGAGCCTGTGTCTATTAACCTACTGCAGAATTCCTTTATCAAAGCGCGCGTTATAAGCGACTTAGATACGGGCTTCTTTTTTATCTTCAAAGGTTTAATCTTTGTTTTAGGGGCTGCGTCCTTGCGGCTGCGCCCTTCTGGTGTTGTTTTTTTAATCATAGGATTATGCTGCGTAATACGCCATTAGTATAATTAGTATTTCAAGCATATCAAAGCTGTCTTGCTCCTCATCGCTTGATTCCGTTGTGCTCATTACTTCCGATCACGGTTATAGAGATCAAATAACGTCCTAATTTTATCTTGAATTATAGTTATATTGAGGTGCATTTTGCTTAGTATGATAACTAGCGTTATTACCCCCATGATTAACGGCCAAAGATTAATTATCTGATCAATCATTTACTTAGTCATCCGATACAAATCCGTGATGTCACTTTCTATATCACGAGTCAAAGTCTCTTGTAATCGCATCCAGCTTTTAAGCTGCTCTATCTCTGTATCTCGAACTTTCAGTTCCAGCTCGATGGATTCGCGGCGAACAAGCATCTGCTTCAGTTCCTGTACATCGTCTTGAAGTGCTTGCATGCTGTGATAAAATGCAAAACCACTGGACACCCCTGCAAAACAAAGCATAAGAACAGGCCAGAACTTCAGCATTGACGTTAGCTTATCGGTCATTAGCCGCTAGACCCCCTGCGGAGGGTTTTGGAGTCCTTATGCTTGTAGTACCAGTTAATACCTAGAGAAACTATTGCGATAGCTATCGATACAATAGCGACCCATGGAATCTCAGCGGATGGTGCGGTAGCACTTGAAACAACAGCAACAGACGTGGCTGTGTACGTGGTTGGCTGGGTAACTTGAGCCACCATATCACTCATGCTCATTTACTCTTTACGCCTCTACTTCCAAACCACCAAAGGACTGCAGTAACAGTGAGAAACACAGCTTGATTGATAATGTGTGAGTAGAGTGCGTACAATTCTGAAACAGGTAATCCACCTAAGCCGCCGAGGAGGTTGCCTAGGTTGTAAGTTATGAGGGTAACAATAACGAGTAGGTATATTGTGATTAAGGGGCGCATCGCTGAGCGAATCCCGTCTACCCATTTCGTACCCGAGGGCTGACTCGCCATCATTTGCGAAGCAGTAAAAGCTTCTCCTGCTACAATATCAGACTGTATGGCGCCTTCTGCTACTGCGTGTTCAATTTGTTTGTCTGCCATCTGCAGCGCTTGAGCGGATTCTGCCGCGTCCCGTTCCATATCCACCTTAGCCATGGACAGGGCGTGAGTGTTATTCATCTCATCGAGCTTACGTTGCTCTCGTTTAGCCATATAACTTCCAACTAAACCAACAATTGCCCCTAATCCTGATGAACTCGCTATACCCAAAATCGCATCTAACATCTGGTTATTCCTAATAATTAAGCTGAGAGGGTGTTGATATCATCTACAATGCAGTCTGTAAAGGCACCTTCAGCAAGGGGCACCGCAGTGCAAACGTACTTAATACCAATGTTAAGCTGCTTATTTTTGCCGACGCAGCTAACCTTAGGTCCGTCTAGATCAATAGACCAGCACATATAAACATCATCGCCCATATTAAAAAAGTAACGAGCACCACTCGAGCCAATAAATTCAGCAGCATAGAAGCTGGTGCTTAAGAGCAAAAACAAAAGTCCTAACGCGAGCCTCACGGCGATGTTCCAACTATGTTAAGGGTAAAGCTCTGCTGTTTCATGATGCTATTAAACTTTCGCAGAGCCGTCTTTGACCCTAATACCGCTGGTTTCCCACCCAAAAATCCGCGTCTACTGCCTATTAAAGCACATCCTCTGGAATGTTCAACTAGATTTCCCGTATGAATTAGGATACCTAGCCGCGCTGGCACAGATTTAATGTGCCAAACCGCTTTGTACTTACCTGACGCGGACCGTGGTAAATAATCCACCTCGTACATTCCAGCTGGTATGCAGCTAATATTAGATTTGTTGTTCTCCCAAGGTCTTTCTAGCACCGAAAAGACGCTACCATCGGGCAATAGGAGGTTTGACATAGTGTGGGAGGGGTAGTACTGGCGGGTTAGGATTAGCACAGCGCGCTGGGGGGTACTAGGAACGCTTGGAATTATAACTGGGGGCCTAATAGCCACGGGCTTAGGCGTTTTAACAGGCTTAGGCGCGGGTTTTGCGGTGATTTTCTCTTTGAAAATACCTATAAGGTCTAGAAAACTCATATCATAATCCTAAAAATTGAAAAACAGAAATCGTTATAGCACATAGCTATGGGGTTGTACTAATATTAGTAATACCTTACTATCAGATTTGAAATCCCCGCTAGTACAACTGATGATGGCTATGAGTATGCAAGGGTGCGTCCATGTGTCCGCGGAGGGTCCCCCCAAAGAAGTCCAGATGGGACCCTTTATCGCCGTCAGCCGGCGTGCACACCCCGTCATTTTGCTTTTCGTTTCGCATTCTAAACTTATCATTTAACTTTTATCTTTTAAGGTCCACATTATCCCAGCCAATTAGCTATGAGCTATGAGCTCTGAGCTCTGAGCTATTAGCCCGCAGCCAATTAGCTCTGAGCTAATAAGGGTCAGGGTGTTAAAGGGTCAAGGTGTTAAAGGGTCAAGGTGTTAAAGGGTCAGGGTGTTAAAGGGTCAGGGCGTTAGCTGGTCCGCCGTTAGCTCTGAGCTCTGAGCTCTGAGCTATTAAGGGTCAGGGTGCTAGCTGGTCCACTGTTAGCTCTGAGCTATTAAGGGTCAGGGTGCTAGCTGGTCCACTGTTAGCTCTGAGCTCTGAGCTCAGGGCTAATATAGGGGGTAGCGCTGCAGCGCTTAAACCACAGTGGAGCTCAGCAGTGGGCTAGTGGCTATTATAGAGCTAAAAGCCGTACACTAGGGTAGGGGTGGGGGTGAGATCGTCGCTTAGAGAGCAACTGAGAGCGTCGCTTTTAGCTTGAGTCATAAAAAAAGGTCCGTTAGGACCTTTTGGGTAGTTGATCAGCGCCTCGCGTGCGCGTACTTGATCACTCGTGTTAGGGGGGAGGGGTCGGCTCAGCTAGTTTAGCCATATACTTTATAGCGTCGACTTGCTCGGGCCTTACCCATACTTTGAGCTCTACCAGCCCTGCCGCCAGTCTTGCATCGCGCAGTCTTTTCATCATAACTTTTTTTGGTATCGGCATATCTTATCTCCTCAGTTAAATCCAAGCCCGCTATCGTTATATGTAAGGCCGTACTCATCTACGCCCATATAGCCGAGATCGTTGGCTTTATTTTCGACGGTGTTATTGCTGTCTCCTACGATAATTGCCACAATTACGTTCGTTTCTACGTTGTAAATATAGCCCTCCACCGTACCTTTTTTTGGTATTGGCATATCTTATCTCCTTATTTAAATTTGATTTGATTTTTAGCGGCGCCATGGGCTGGGAACGCTATTATTGTGCTACGCTGTTTGCTGCACATTTGACAGCTAGTGCACGTCACGTCGTCTTTATAAGTGGCAGGGCATATTACTACGTTGTGGCCCGCTGGACTCTTAAAGTTTGATGTTTGATCTACAGGCACAATAGCGACGACGGGCGCTATATTTAAAGCCATGAGGTCGTCGGCGTGATCTATGTTATTGCCCGACAAATTTATCGTGAACCCGTCGCGATTTGCGGCAGCGACTGTGACCCTATTTGCCTTGATTGACATATCGTGATGAGTAAAGCTGATCACCCTGCGGCCTCCGTTTGCTCGCGTTAGCCGTCGGATCTGCCCTCGGTCCATTACTTCGTCTACGTGATAAAAATCCCCCGAGACATTATGTCTCCAAATAGGCGCGGTCATAGTTTCGACTTTGTTAATGAGAGCGTCAAATGTGCCCCCACGCTCCCCCGAGTCTAGCTTATTCCAATTTAGTTTTGTGTGGAATCCCGACTCAGCATAGCAAGGGCTCTCGTATTTGCTAGTGCTGGGGTTCCACACTCGTTTTAAGGGACAGACTGCAGGACACGTGCTCCGTTGACTGTTAGTGGTGGGCATTGGCCCTGTTTTAGCGTTTGCTGACTTTTTAACAAATTGCACGAGTTGCATTATCTAATCTCCTATTTACTTATAGCTGATGGTCTCATCAGTGCCGCAGAGAGCGGCAGACTAAGGGCACTCTGCCCCTAGTTTCGACCTGTGCTACTCTTCTGGGCTATCGCATTTAGTCTCTAACGCAACTAGTGCGTCGCGCTTAGCCAATATAGCTTCGAGCTCTGGGGTCGGACGCTTGCCCGTTATAATCTCTTCCAGCATGTAGCCCGTTATTAGCTTTTCTTCGATCTCCCAGTACAACTTGCCTAATGTTTTAATCATTATCTAATCTCCTATTTACTTATAACTGATGGTCTCATCAGTGCCGCTGATAGCGACAGACTAAGGGCACTCTGCCCCTAGTTTCGACCTCTCTACACAGATATGGTCAAGCGAGCGTCGGCTAGCACTGACTCTATTTGATCAGTCACGTCTAGCTCACTAGCTACTATTTTAACGATATCGTCTGCGTGACTAAATATGTCAAAGTCGTCAGCGGGCCTGTAGCCTCCTTCGTACAAAATGCTTACAACTGAGTCCTCAATCATACTCTCATCTATGACGTGATCGCCAAGCTCAAACTCTCTCGCGCGCTCGTATCCATTATCACTGAGTATGCCTAGCACTCGGTCCTCGAGCTCTTCATCTAGTCCATTATCGCTGATTATGCCTAGCACTTGGTCCTCGATCCTTGCCTCTATGTCCTCCGCGTACTCCAGGCACTCGCAGCCGCATCCGTTAGCCTCAATTATACCTAGCACCGCCGCCTCACTGGCCCCATTAATATAGGGGGTGGTGCGAGGCTCTATAACTTTAAAGCTCAGACCAAAACTGCTGGGGTTAACATGGTCTAGAGTATCTGCGTGCCTGTTTCTACGCCCGACCAACTTCCAGTCTTCCATTTTTCCGCCGTATATGCTTGTGTCTATGTCCATTATTATAAAGGGCAGCATAAGCTCACTGTCACTCGCAGAGGGCCCGCGGACTCCGTCCCCATAATTAAGCATCAAGCCGCTCTGAGTTACTAATGCAACTAGCACCTGTTGACCGTCGTCCTTCCTTAAAAATTTAGTTATAGCGCTCATGACTGCACCTCCGCTGCAATAAAGTCCGCGGTATTTGTAGACGACTCGAGGCTCGGGCTGCTAAGTATCTCAGTGACGTCGCCAACACTCATTAGACTTGTATATACATTGCTAGCATAAAAGCCGCCAAACATGTTTGGCGCTCCTTTGTATACCGTTCTCACTTTGTACTTTCCATCTTTCCGTTTGTTCCCGATTATTGATATTTGCATTTTTCTAATCTCCTATTCATGGCTGATGGTCTCATCAGTGCCGCAGAGAGCGACAGACTAGGGGCACTCTGCCCCCAGTTTCGACCTGTGGGCTATCTGGTGGCGGTGGGCGGTCCACCCTCCCATAAATCTAAATCAGCTATGCCCTGTATGTAGTCGGTGGGGTCCTCCATTATCTCCACCATTTGTCCGTCTTTTATGGCCCAGTATTCTAACTCGGCTGCTACTGCTTCAGCTATCGAGAGATCCCCGTACAGTTCTACCCAGTCCGATCGGTCGCGGCACTCTAGTGCGCACGCTGCTCCAAATGATACCTCGCGGCGATCAGTTGCTACCGCTTCCATAAATGCAATAAAACTAGATAAGTCATTGTTTTTCATCGTTATATACCCTGTTGTTGTTATGTGAGATCTAATTATTACATATAAAGGGTATGTGGTAAAGACTTACTATAGTTATTTATGGGCTGGCTGGGGCTGTTTATATATTGGCGTCGGATTAATGGCGTGCAATAAAGCCACTGGGGCTGCAGCGTTTAGCGCGTAGGTAAGTGGAGGCTCGGCTAGGGTTAGTAGGTTGGCGGCCCCTCTGTGTGAGCCTAGGACCGCTGTTGGGCTAATCGCTGTTGGGCTAATCGCTGTTGGGCTAATCGCTGTTGGGCTAATCGCTGTTGGGCTAATCGCTGTTGGGCTAATCGCTGTTGGGCTAATCGCTGTTGGGCTAATCGCTGTCTGACAATTGATTGACAATTGCCTGACAGCTCTGAGCTCTGAGCTCTGAGCTATAAGCAAACATCAATAAGTCGGTCGCCCCCTAAAGCCCCATCCAATCATAAATCCACGTGAGAGCACACTCGCTATGTGCCTCTACTAACAAAAAGACTACAAGAGCCAGTGTGTCCTTTTTAAGGCCCTTTAATATAAATATCCGCCCCAAGGGCGGTATATATATATGACACACACCACCGTTTTACTTAGTCTTTAGATTTCAATGACTTACGTTGGACTCCCGTAACTCCCGCACACCCACCCGCGTCATATAAATCAATGACTTAAAATCAACTCCCGCATCAACAACCTATTTTTGGAGGTACATTTACACGTGCGGAGGTTAAAACGTATATAATTCAACAGCTTAAAATCAACTCCCGCATTAAAAGGCCATCCAGCCGCATTAAAAGGCCATCCAGCCGCACATATGAAGCTAACTACCGCAGTAGTTCCGCACGTAAAAAAGCGCCTTTCTAGACGCCTTTTTACCCATTTATGGCAGGAGCTAAACACCTCGAACATACACGTGCGGCGACGCACTTTTACCCGCCGATTGACCAGCAGCAGCTGAGTTTATATCCTTGAGCACAGCTTTGAGCGTTAGCTCTGACCTTTCTAAATCTGCTTCGAGCGCTATTATCTCAGCATGTACCCACGCGTGCACCTCTGAGTCGGGGCGGACCCGCTCGCTCAATAGCTCCTTAGACTTGACGCCGTCCTCACTGCCAAGACCAAGTTGGGTGGTTATGTAGTCGTGCACCTCGCCGACATTTTCAAAGCTACCGAGCCTGCCATCATCAACCTCGACGCCAAACTCGGCCTCTAGATCTAGTGTCAGCTCTATCTCATCGAGTGAGTCAGCGCCCAAATCGTCAGCAAAGCGGCTTGACCGAGTCACGTTGACAACTCCAAAACTGGAAATGATAATGTTGTCAATGGCTTGAATGACATCGTCCCTACTTCTGTGCAGTGCTTTACTCATAATATTAATCCTCGGTTATTACCTTTAATTCGGTCTCGAGCCAGACTTTAGCGCCGCAAGGCAAAGGCTTATCTGGCCTGTACACTAACTTAGCGACGACGTCGCCTTTGCTGTCAATCAGTGATGCTGAGTTGCATTTACGATTATTTATGTAATCTTTAACCGTCAGCACTGGCATATTTGCGCCTTTTATATTAGCACGTATGTGGTGTTGATTGACATGCAATTTAGTCTTCATATCCCTCCCCATTTACTGATTTGTGCTACTAGATCAGGTAGCAGCGCTTCTTTGTTTTCAATCATTTTAAACTTCCCCTAGAATTAGGCGTATTTGGCCTGTAGTAATGTAGTCGCTCGCTTCTCGATAAAAAGAAGACAGCTTGCAGCAGCGAAAAAATCATCGTCGTCGATATAAAGGCCGAAATCTAAGCCTAATTCGCGCAATTCACTGTCATACGGGCCATCGTCACCGTCCATTAGTCGCGGGTCGTTTTTCCCGCAGGCACAGGTGGGCCAATCATTTGCCATGAGGTTATGATGCTCGGAAAACTCGCCCTTAATCTCAGCTTTTATTATTGCTTCCCCCCAGTAGCTCTCATGTATACCATTTTTCCGTAAAAAAGATTCTGCTTGTTTAAGCACTTGTGCTGCCTTCTTGTTTGTTTTCATAACTTATCTCCTGTTGCTGTTAGTGTACGTTGTTGCTCATGGTGTACGTTTAGTTGTGGGTCCAGCTTGCGTAAGCTCAAACCTCTCTACTATGTAAAACTCGTGGTTATCGCGAATAGCTGACTCATTGAGTTGATCGCTATAGGCCTGCGCCTGCGCTTGACTATCAAACACTTTAATAACTTTGTCGGCGAGATTATCGTGCCGCATAACTATGTATAGATACATCTATTTATCCTCTTTAATTAGTGCCTGTTCGTAAATATCGGAAAGTTTCGGCATGAATCGTCCCATCAAACAGGGCTTCGCTTATTACGATCCCAAACATCAGATCGGCATCTGGGCCAGCTCCAGTTCCCGCGTCCCTAGGTTCCGCGAATTTCTTAGACGGTACTTAAAGCCTCTTGGACTCGAGTAAGCCTACCGCTTAAACCATCTATAACATCAATAGCCGCGATTATAGCCTCGCGGTGGACTTGGTCCTCGGCGTCCCGCATGTTAAAACTTATCTCATAAAGCGCTTGAGTTAATTGCTCAGTTGTCATGATCTAATCCTCCTCAGATTGTAAAGTGTACAGCTCGTCGAAAACGTCAGGGTGGCACGGGTAAAAGTCACCGAGTGGCCCCCTAATTATCCACGAGCCAGTCGTAGCCTCCGCTACACCATTAAGCTTGTCTAGGTAAAATGTATTGGTCGAGTATCTAACTTTAGGAGCCTCAGCCCCCTCGGCCTCGAAAGGCTCAAAAGCCATCTCATCAAAAGCGTAAATCCAATCACAAACCTCACTGCCGTTGCCTTTAAACTGAATAGCATCTACGCCCACTGGGTTCATCGTGTATTTAGCCATCTGACTACACTCCGCGGCTCATGAGTATGTTATTTATTGCGACTATCTGCGCCCTTGTGCCTGCTATTTTCTGAGTTTTACTGGCAGAAAAGTTGTCAAGAATACTTGCCTTGTTTTTGTGAAACGCAAACATCTCAACCTCAAGCGGCTCAATAATACTGATCAACCACCTTTGGCGGTCCTTGAGTACCGCAGTACTCCTACCCTTTAAAACTGAATCGTATGACATTAGTAGTCTCCGCTATTTAGATTAGTAATTCTGCTTGACGAACGAGCCATTGACCCAGCTACCTTTACGCTTGGTAACTTTATCAACAGCGCGTGATAGGCAGTCGACGGGGTTTAGCTTCTGCAGCCGAGCTTGAACGCATGCTGTAAATATCACGTCCCCAAGCTCATCGCCAATCTCAGAAATGCTGCCGCCATTGACTGCAGCTACAAGTTCTCCCACTTCCTCAGCCATTTTACCGAGCTGATCAAGCGGCGAGGAATTAGCCTCGAGATCTTTTGATTCCATCCAATCGACTACCCTTCTATTTTCATGCTCAAAAGTGCCCATTACTGCCCGCCTACGTTGATATCAACGGCGCCACAAATGTCCCACTGGGATAGGTCGCGCTGGGTACCAAAACTGATGGTGCCCCCCGCGAACATGACGGTCACCAAAAATACGATGACAAGGCTCTGCATTACCACGCTAATCATTCGGCGGCAGCCTCAGCTTCGGCCTCAGCTTCGGCCTCAGCCTTCTCAGCGGCAGCCTTCTCAGCGGCAGCCTTCTTAGCATCATCATTTGCTTTTTTGATGGCTGCAAAACGCGCGTTTACTTCGATAAGAGCGGGTACATAATCGCAACCCTCTACCGCTGCGTCGCAAGTCCCGCCAAAGCGCATGCAGAGGTATCGAGTTTTAACTTGTTTATTATGCTTAGACGCCATTAAATATCCGCAATCTACGCATGCGTCGGGTGCTCCAGTTGTGTATGTATTCATTTTTAAGATTCCTCTGTTAGTGTGATGTCCGATCTCTGATTTCTATTATTGATTGTAACCTCAATTACTTTATCAATTCGTAATGTCTCCATGGCATGCACGTAATCCGACATCGTTATACTCTCGAAGTCGGGGTACAGGCGCTGCAATGCAACAAATCTGCGGGGTGCATATCTATCACCCCCGTTACTCGATGGCCCAACTGTGTCTCCCTGCTCAGTTACTATTGCTAGCAACTCGAGAAACTGATCGCGAGCAATCTGGTGGTGCCCAAGATCTTCCACTTCTGCTGATGTTAGATTTCGCATAAAACCTTGTTGATTTATGAGCGTCAAATCTGGGTGCAAAGGCCCCTTGTTAGACTTCATATGCTGAAAAGTCAAAGTGGGGTCAGCGGACGATCTCGGGTCGTTCCATCTCATATAAATTCTAGATCTCGCTGAGTTGTTCCACCCCACGTTGCCTGACGTACCTAAGCCTGACGACATACCAGCCTGACTAGGGTGGGCCAACATAAATACGGCGGTACTATTTCTGCGAGCCAGCGCGGTGAGGCTGCGAACATACTGCCTAACCTCTGATTTAATGATCTCATTGCCGCCAAAAGTATCTGCGGCAGTGTCTATCGTGACGGACGTATATGAGTGCTCGCGACATAGAGCGTCGACGTAATCATAAAACTTAGTGCGTCTGCCCTCATCTTTTTCAAAAGTCATCAGCATGCCATCCTCGACCGTAAGGATATGCACATCTGACAACTGGTCTCGAGTTACCATCATGTTCTTTTCAATATTTTCCAGCCTGCGGTGCAAATCACCTTTGTCGTCCTCGCACGATATAAATAGCACCTTCCCCTTTTTGGTCGGTACGCCAAACATAGGTTGACCCAAAGCAATCGAGCAAGCGAGCTGGAGAGCTACCATTGATTTACCCGCTCCGCCATCCGCATACAGTAGAGTAGTTTCGCCAACTGGCATGTATTCGTGCCAGCCCCATTGCACCTCGGGTGCTTTACCCTTTAGATCCGCGAGCGAAAAAAGCTCTCTAGTAGACTCAGCGTACTGGTCTTTACTATCTCTGTCTGACGATTTAATCTCGCCTCTTATATCATTAGCTAGCTTATGCACGGTTGCAAAAGTAGTTGAGTTCTTGCTCCCGTCAAGCTTGAAAGAGTCCCAGCGATGCCGACAGTCACTCATGCCACCGTAGGCCTCACCTCCGTCGTAGGACCAGTCATTAAAGATATCAAAACCCTCTTCGTCGCCCTGATACTGATGGTGGATAGCCATCGCTATCTGCAGCCACTTTTCACGCGAGCAGTTAGATGATATTAGGTCAAGGTCGTCTAGCACCTCCTCTGACGTCCAATCACCAACCTGTTGAGCCTTAACCCGCGCTTCGAAGTCAGATATAGGCGTGATGCTCGCGCTGTCACTCCCCCGTGCAGAATGTTCTACCCAGCCACTGGCGACAGCGCTGTTCTCAAAGTAGTCAAATAATCTACCAATAAAGCTGCCAATCTTAATCTTAGGTAGCTCAGGTATATCAGCTGCAGCTATGTCAAACACGCTATCACCCGTGTATACATACGGGCCTTTGGTCTCGACGTGCTCACCAAAGCATATCCACTGCTGACCGTCGCCCAGCATCTCTATTCGTTGGATCTTTGCCTCTCCATCTTTGGGTCCTGATGTATGTACTGGATCGGCGGGGTTGATGAATGATTTAGATACTTGTTTAGTGAGTTTATCTACATTTCTAAATGCGAAAAGGTGCTTAGGTTTAAACCCAAAGCGGGCTATTGTTAGCTCGGGTGCTTCTTTTTTGATGAATTTATAAACAAGCAGGGCTAATCCTTTGTCGTAAACGTCAACATCCAGACCCCCGATTTCTTTGGCCTTGACACCCCAGCCTGAGTAGTGACCCGACTGTGCCCAAGATTTAACTCCAGCTGGGTCGGCATTAATGTCCTGCCACCCCGCCATATTGGGATGCTTAAGGCCCTTAGCTATAGGCACGATTGGGTAACCTAGATCTAATAGCCTTAAACCCGCGTCTTCAAAGTCACTGCTGTCTATCTTATTAGCAGGCATCATTTCAACCCCCGTAGGTGTTTATGCGACGCGCTGTATGTCTGATGCGTCAGCTCGGTATCTAAGGCCAAATGGGCGTCATGCTTGACGGCGCCTGCACCCGAGTTATACCACCGAGATATGGTTGGTTGGGATACCCCGCAAAGTTTAGCGAGGTAGTCTTGTGGCACATTATATATTTCAATAAGCGCCCTGATGGTTTCATGAGTAGTCATAACCCCCATACTATCATTCGTAAACGAATAATGTAAAGTAATAAATAAAAGTACAAGCTATCCTCAACCCAGCCCCAGATATATACCCATACATATCATAGAGTTAACCGCGTCCTATAGTGTCCGATACCGTCCAGCGCGGTCCACCCTTTTAAAAAAGCATAGAGCGAGGATAAAATAGTTGCAGGACATATTCATTCGTGTATAATTCTGGGACTGACCAAATCGGCAGCAATTAGGAGATTAGATAAATGTTAATGTACAACAGTAAGAACGAACGCCACCTTTCGGAACTTGAGCTAGGCTTTTTGCAAACCCCAAAAGCACTAGGAGCTTTCCACAAGCCCTATCCTTTCAGCTCTTATATGAATGACATTAAAGATGCGTTTGACCGCGAAGGCCTCATAGTATCGAAGGAAGAGTACGTCGTATCTAAAGATGACAATAGATTCTTCGGCACCCTCGCTATCTCACCTCAGACTACCCACAGTAACTTAATAGAATCTCAGGACTGGGAACTATTGGTGGGCGTGAGGGGGTCGCACGACCAGCGTATCCCTCGGGGGATGGCAATTGGTAGTCATGTATTTGTTTGTTCTAACTTGATGTTCTCGGGTAACATGAGCACCTTTGCTACCAAACAGACTACTAACATAGCCGCTCGCTTACCCCGTCTTATACGTGATTCAGTTGCCCGCATCCCCGCCCTCGCAGAGCTTCAGGAGAATAAATACAATCAATTTAAAGAGCGCATTATCACTGGCGGGGATGCTGACACACTACTACTAGACATTCACCGTCGGGGTGGTATGTCGGCGGCCCAGCTAGGCGTAGCTGTTAGCGAGTGGGATGCCCCTAAATATGTAGAGCATGGCAGCTACGGGTCTTCTCTTTGGAGGCTAATGAATGCCTGCACTGAGGCTCTGAAACCTCGGGGCGACAACGCCAACCACCAAATAGTGGCTGATCGTAGCGCCATAATTGACCAGCGCGTATCTGCCTTCGCTACCTGCTAGACCTCCAAACCCCTTGCGCCAACGCGACCTTCCTCCCGCGTTGGCGCCTTGCCTCGCCGCTCATAATCTTGGGCCGCGGGGCTTTTTTGGTAAACGAACAGGAGAATCCTAAATGGTTAATGCGCCACCGCTCGACGGGAATGAGGGCCTCGATTACGAGACCTATGAAGAATATGCTGCGCGGGTTGCGGAGAGGCTCTCTAGGCCCTCTCTGAGGCCTGATCGCGAATCAAGTAAGCAAGAGGGCCATGAGACCCCAGAAGATGTCTCCTAAGCCCCTACACTTCAGGCTGAAGCTATCTAAGCTAGCTTGTGGAGTGAGTCCCTCGCGCGGGGACGGGACTTCGGACCCTAGGGAAGTTACTTGCGTCAAGTGCAAGAAACACTACGCGTTTATAAAAGGGCTGCCACTTGCAGTTAAATATTCAGACAGAAAACAGAGGTGAAATTATGTCAATAGAAGAAGCAGTACCCGAGCATTCGCTCCTATCCCCTAGTGGGTCCTCAACTTGGCTGCGGTGTGCGGGCAGTATTGAGGCTCAACAGGATATGCCTAATACTTCGAGTATATTTGCGGCTGAGGGCTCAGTAGCCCACGAGCTGGCTAGCTGGGCACTCATAAATTCTGATGACCCTTGCGCTCGGCTTGATGAAGTCTGGGTGCACGACTCATTTGAAGTCGAAATCGACATGGAAATGGTTGAATATGTCAGAGGGTACATTAAGTACTGCAAACTCTTGACTCATAATTATGACCCAGAAGACGTAGCTCTAGCCGTTGAGAAGAGAGTCTTCACTACAATAGATGAGTGCCATGGTACTGCGGATTACATGGCTTACATATATAGCGTAAAAACCCTACACGTCGTGGACCTTAAATACGGGAAGGGAGTTACGGTAAGGGCGGCAAACAACACGCAGCTACTCATATACGGGTGGGGAGCAGCTTTACAGGCTTTAAAATTCACGGGTTTTATGCCTGAGAGTATGACGCTACACATATACCAGCCCAGACTAGGTAACTATGACACGGTTACTTACACTAGGGCCGAATTTGAGCCACTGATAGCAGAAATAGAACGTAGAGCATTACTCGCCCTACAACCTAATGCCCCTCGAAATGCGGGGGAGAAGCAGTGCCAGTGGTGCAGAGCCAAAGTGGAATGCCCTGAATTCAATAACCACGTCAACTCCACAATATATGAGGAGTTTCCAATCGCGGTTATAGAGGCTGATAATGCCTTAGGTACCGATCTGGCTAATGCTCTAAGCAAAGTGGATATGGCAAAAGCTTGGATAAAAGCGGTAGAGGCTGCAGCTTTTGAGCGCCTAGAGTCTGGGCGGGAAGTGGACGGCTACAAACTCGTGCGAGGCAGAGGATCGCGCCAGTGGGTGTGTCCCGCTGAAGACCTTAAGCCTCTACTACGGGAGCGAAAGCTACTGGTGAGAGAAATAACTAAAGTCGAGATGCTTAGCGTTGCGCAACTCGAGAAGAAATTTGGTAAGAAGAAATTCGCTGAGAAGTTCGGTGACCTTGTTATCAATAAAGAAGGCAAGCCTGCTCTGGCTATTGAGACAGACAAGCGAGTCGAGTACCAGCCCTCGGATCAATTCGAGAAATTAAACTAGAAATAGGAAATAGAAAATGTTATTAAAAAATGTACGATTATCATTCCCAAACATCTTTGTAGCTAATGCTTTTCAAGCAGGCCAAGAACCTAAGTTTGGAGCTATGTTTGTCATGGACCCTAAGCACCCTCAGCTAGAAGAGCTTAAGGAGTCTATTGTGTCTATCGGCACAGCAAAGTGGGGGAAGAAAATCCCAGCAGCGGTGGTCTTGTGTCTTCGCAATAATGAAGAGAAAGCGCACCTTGACGGTTTTGAATCTGGAGGCATGTTTTTTAATGCCACTAACAAGAAGCGTCCTCTAGTGTTAGACAAGGGCCGCAACCCAACTACCGAGGCCGACGGTCTCATATACGCGGGGTGCTACGTCAATGTCATGGTGGATTTCTGGGCGCAGGATAATAACTATGGCAAGCGTATCAACGCTAGCTTAGCTGGCGTCCAATTCTCGGACGACGGGGACGCTTTTGGTGGGGGAGCTAATGCGTCAGTTGACGATTTTCCCGAGCTGGAACAGGACCCAACGTCTAGGCCTAAGGAGTTTAGTGATACAGCTGAGTCAGCGTCAAAAGACACTGGCAAATCTGCAGGGTCCGCCGATGTAGCTTCGCAGATGTTTGGGTAGAGTCTAATGACTGTCGTAATAGATATTGAAACGTATTCGGACGTAGATCTAAAGGCAGTCGGCTCTTTTGTTTACGCGCAGTCCTGCGAGCTTTTGCTCGTGGGCTACGCTGTAGATGACGGGGAGGCGGCGGTTTGGGACCTAATAACGTCAGGGCACAGCCCTACAAACAACACTATGCCCCCCGAGCTTCATGAGGCTTTGCAGCGTCGCGGGGACATTCGGATAGCCCACAACGCATCAGGCTTTGAGCGTTGGGTATTGGCGACCACCCTACCCGATTATGACTGGAGCATAGAAACTTGGTTTGACACTATGATTCTCTGCGCCGTTAATGGACTACCTAGAGGCCTGTCAATGGCGTGCGACGCGGTAGACATGCGCGATGACTACGCCAAGTTGGGTAAGTCGGGCATGCAGCTAATCACCACCTTCTGTAAGCCAGCACCCTCCAACCACAAAGCTGGTCGCTACACACCTCACAACAAACCAGAGGAATGGGGAGAGTTTATAGAGTACTGCCGACGGGATGTTACTTCCTGCCGCGAGCTGTACGACACTCTGCCCCACCAGAATTATGAAAAGGAAAAAGAAAACTGGCGGGCTAACCTCCGCATGAATGACAGGGGTTTGCCTATGGACACGTATACCTCACAGCTTTTAATACTTGAGATACGCAAAGCGGAAAAAGAACTAGTTAAGGAACTACCTTCGCTAACTAACAACGTGGTGTCCACTGCGTCTCAAGTAGCGTTAATACTAGGGTGGATACGGGGTCAGGGTTTTGCTATGCCTGATATGAGGGCGGCTAGCGTTGAGACCGCGTTGACTATGCGAGATAAGTTTACACCTGAGATACACAGGGTGTTAAGAATAAGGCAGCTAGTCAGTAAATCCTCGGTCAAAAAGTTAGACAAGGTGATACACGCCACCGCGATGGACGGTGCGCTGCACGGCGGCTTTGAATTCTACGGGGCGGGGCGCACGGGCAGAGAAGCTGGGAGATTATTCCAACCCCAAAACTTACCTAGACCTACTAAAGAATTTAAAGACCCTGAGGTAATTGATTCAGTTATTAAAATGCTGCACGACGGTAAGTCCTTGAGGTCGGATAACGCCCATATAGTTGGGTCCAACTTGATAAGGTCAATGCTTAGTGCGCCTAAGGGCTATGAGCTGGTGGTGGCTGACTTAGCTAACATAGAAGGTCGCGTGCTTGCATGGCTGGCTGGGGAGACATGGAAGCTTAAGGCTTTTTTTGACTTCGATAAGGGTATAGGGGAAGACATATACAAACTGGCTTACTCTAAGAGTTTTGGCGTGGACGTAGTAGACGTCGATGACGACATGCGCGCAGTTGGCAAAGTTCAGGAGTTAGCTTGCGGATTCCAAGGGGGCGTCGGCGCCTTCACTGTTATGGCCCAGAACTACGGGGTTCATTTGCCCGAAGAGCGTATCCTAGAAATAGTACGAGCTTGGAGGGGGGCCCACCCACTCACCGTATGCTTATGGTGGGACGCGCAGAACGCGTGTTTCTCAGCAATGAATTCCCCCGACGAGCCTTTCTGGATAGGTCCTAAAGTTGTGGTGGCGTACCGCAAGGCCTTAGACCAGCTGGCTATCCGACTACCCAGCGGGCGCCAGTTGGTGTACCCGAGCCCATCAGTTACTGAAGTAATGGGTCGTAGGCGACTATGGTTTAAAGGCCTTGAGAACTACAAGTGGGCGCCTACTGAAACCTACGGGGGGAAGTTAGTGGAGAACATTACACAGGCGGTAGCTAGGGATATCCTATTTAATGGGGTAATAGTGTCTGAGAAGAATGGAATGTCGCCAGTTGGAACAGTTCATGACGAAATTATAAGCCTAGAAAAGAAGGGGGCATTTACCCATGAGCAGTTGTGTGGGTATATGACCGACCGCCCTGAGTGGATAAGTGGGTTACCACTTGCAGCTGAAGGCTACACCGCAGGACGATACAGGAAATGAATATGAGCATTGAAGATTTTGAAGATTTTGACGACCTAGAAGAATCAGAAGATGGGCCAATGGCTCTTACTTTTGTGGGTTATGATGACTGTATATTAGGTATGTGCGAGCGAGCGGGGGACTACCCCCGCGTAGCTTATAGTTACAACCGCATCATAGCTAAGGTGATGACCAAGAAGGACTTGACCCGCGAAGATGCTGAAGAGTTTTTTGAGTATCACATAGCTGGATTGTGGCTCGGTGATGGCACTCCTTGGATTGTGTTTGAGAAACAAAAGAGTCATTAAGCCGTGCGCGAAAAGGATGTTGAGGCCTACCTAGTTAAGTCAGTTAACGCATCTGGCGGTTTGTGTTGGAAATGGACCTCCCCAAACTTAGCTGGCGTGCCCGACAGGATATGCATATTCCCAAGTGGCTCAGTCGTTTTTGTAGAGGTTAAAGCTACTGGCAAAAAGCCTAGGGCCATGCAGACTAAAAGAATGCTACAGCTCGGCGCTGTGAAGGCCAATGTACACTGGCTAGATTCACCATCCCAAATAGATATACTGATAGAGGAATACACCTAGTGTCTAAAGATAACTACACAATAGATTTAATAGATAAAGCGGACTGCGCTAGCGTGCTACTTAAGTGGCACTACTTGAAAGATATAAGTAAAGGTTTTAAAAGCGGGGTTAACTACGGGTTGTTTAATTGTGGGAAACTAGCTGGCGTGTGCATATACACAGGCCTGCCTGTGCCTGAACTTGTGCAGGGCATGTACGGGCTAAGTCGTGAAGACCAGAGCGGGTTTTTTGAGCTAAGCAGATTGTGTTTGACGCCTGAAGTGCAAGCGGTAGAGCACAATCTGGCTAGCTGGTTTGTAAGCAAAACAATTAAGAGACTAAGGAAACACACTAGAGTGCGCTCCATACTGAGCTACGCTGATAATGACCATCATAAAGGCACAGTATATAGGGCGTGTAACTTCGGCTACTACGGGTTGTCTGCCGCTAAGAAAGACTTCTGGATACTGCAGAGTGACGGTAGTTATCTGAAGCACACTCGAGGAAAGGTAAAAGGCATAGCTGGCGAGTGGCGTGACAGAAGCCGAAAGCATAGGTTTGTTATAGAGTTTGATAACTCATTAAAATTAAAGTGGGATCTTACGCAGTACGCAATAGGAGAATAGACGGATGAAGTTTGTACCACATAGCTACCAACAACGGGCTAGCGATCTTGTATTCAAAGGCGACAGCTTAATGCTCGCCATGGAGATGGGGCTAGGCAAAACAGTAACTACATTAACTGGCGTTCAGCAATTACTCCAGTCGGGTAGGGCCAACAACGTGTTGATAGTGGCCCCATTACGAGTGTGTGAAAACGTATGGCCCCAAGAGATCGATAAGTGGGACCACATAGATCTTAGTTACTCTATGGTGCTTGGCCCCCCAGCGCGCCGCGTGGCTGCACTCAAGAAAAAAGCTGACGTGTACATTATCAATATAGACAATCTAGTTTGGCTTATTAATCTACTGAAGAAGCCAGAAGACTGGCCCTTCGACACCATCATATTAGACGAGAGTAGTAAGTTTAAAAACCAATCTAGTAAGCGCTTCCGAAAACTTAAAAGTGTTAGACGGTTTGCTATGAGGGTCATAGAGCTAACGGGTAGCCCGTCACCTAACTCGCTACTTGACTTGTGGTCTCAGGTTAATTTGCTCGACAGGGGCGAGCGCCTAGGCACTTCCTTCACCCGATTTAAAGATAGGTACTTCCACGCTACTGATTACATGAGATACAACTGGGAGATTAAAGCGGGGGCGGATACCTTGATCATGGAAGCTATAGCCGATGTGTGTATATCAATGAGAGCGGTTGACTATTTAGACATGCCCTCCATATCCTATAACAACGTAGAGGTTAATCTACCACCCAAGGCAGCTAAGGCGTATTCGGATATGGAGAAGCATATGATAGCTGCGTTAACAGAGGGGGTTATAGAGGCGGCTAATATGGCTGTCGTGAGTGGTAAGTGCCTTCAGCTATCCAACGGGGCCGTGTATGTGGATGAAGACCACAACTGGACAACCGTCCATGATCTGAAACTAGATGCTTTAGAGGAAATAGTGAATGAGGCGGGGAGTGGCAACCTCCTCATAGCTTATAGCTTTAAACATGATTTAAAACGCCTTAAGCACAGGTTCCCAGACATAAGAACCGTAGACGAAGTCGGGGCTATAGAAGCTTGGAACCGAGGGGAGATAAAGAAGTTAGCTTGCCACCCCGCCAGCGCGGGGCACGGGCTCAACCTACAGTCGGGTGGGTCCACCGTCGTGTGGTTTGGTCTGCCTTGGAGCTTAGAATTATATGAGCAACTCAACGCGAGACTGCACCGACAAGGGCAGACCAAGCCAGTTATGGTGCACCACATTATGACCCGCGGGACTTTAGATTTTGATGTGTTAGACAGGCTGTCTGGTAAGCGAACCATGCAGGAAATAGTAAAAGACTTTCTTAGGAGAAAAACATGAGTGCATTAGATACACAAGTAGGCGGCGGACACTACAAGAACATGAAGATACAGCCAGTTGAATTTATTCACGTCAACGGGATAGGCTTCCTAGAGGGCTGCGTTATCAAGCGGGTGTGCAGATACCGAGACAAGAACGGCGTGGAGGATTTGAAGAAGGCTCAGCATGAGTTGCAGCTCTTGATAGAGTATTTAGAGGGTAGGTCAGCGCCCACCGTAGACGCTAGCCCAGCTGGGCTGCGAAAGAAGTATGGGCCCAACACATGAGGTGGGGGAAAGTAATGGAGGTGGCGCTAGTCACTCTGGCGATGTTAGTCTTTAGCTTTGTAGCTGGGACCGACACCGCCTTAGTTGAGATGCTGTTTAACTTTTTTGAGTAGTTAATCCTCTAGAAAACGCTCGGACCCTTCCATCACTCGCTGCGCTACGCGGTTCATTCTCCTTTGTATTAGCTGCGATCTCTGCTGCTTAATCTCTGGACTATAATCGCTGCGCAGTACGGCTTCTCTTTCCTTCCGCAGATTCCTTAACGTCTTTTGTGTCTTCAGGAGAGCTGGGAGTGCACGCAATCTCTTCTTGTTATCACCATGGAGCTCCCTAGCGGCGTCAAGCCCTTGTCTGTCGGTCTTTGCTAACGCTTTTATCGTAGTGCTTATCTCTTCGAGGTCGCCTAGTGTGTCATAAAAGTCAGTTACAAACTGCGAAGACTTAACCCTATCGCCTTTGAAGATGGCGCCAATCAATGGCATATCAGGGAGGCCTATAGGGGTCTTAGTGGGGTTATCAGACGCCGCTCTTACCGCCATGTCTGCCGCTTTTAAAACGTAGGCCCCTAGCGTTCCAGTGTAACCCTTCCACAGGTGCTGCAATCTCTTAGGGGAAAGTCCGAGCCACTCAGCTAGGTCAGTGTCCCCTGCTGCCATGGCGAGATCGGAGGTGTATGAGTTAAACCGTTGGCTACTAATCTTCCCTTGATCGGATCTACTCTCAATGGGCGTGTCAAAAAACACAGATCTGTTAGCAAACACTTCAGCAATAGGTAGAGCAAACTGAGGTATAGGGTTCAGCCCTAGCGTAGTTATAAGCCCGTGTACTATCGACCACGTCACTTTTTCGCTGGGTTGAGACTCAGATATCCAAGCCCGATACATACGCTCAGGTATTGTGCCAGCAATGATACCTATCTCAAAAGGCTTGGGAATTGCCCAGTGTTGTTCGCCCATAAATATGTGCCAGTAGGCATCCTTCTCCCAGTCTTGTAGGTTTTTATAGCGCTCATCGTCGTCGTTAAGCGCAGCTAGAGCCACAGAGAATGCGGCTATCTTAGCCATTTGAAGTGCCACTAGCGCTGGTCGGTTTGTACCCGCGCGACCTAACTTAGATAGACCCTGTAACCTAGCATTAAGGAAAGGGATCATATCCGTCAGGAATATCATAAGCGCATAATTACCCCGAAGGCTGTAGTCCATTAAATCCTTAGACTCGAATAGCACTTGCGCCAAAGGCTTACCTTCCTCTATAGCTGAAGCAGCTGTGGCAATACGACTTGAGTTTTCAACCTTGTCACCCGCAGACCTGTAGTGCTGCCAACCTCTGCTCACCGCGTCCTTGCCGTCGAGTAGCATGCTTGCCATCTTAGCTGGTGTGTCTACTCTGGCGTCCATATGGTCCCCAGCTTGCTGTCTACTTAGCCCGTGTTTTACGAGCTCTCTGCGCATTATCTCAGCGGAAGCCTCAGGGTCGGTACCGTGGACGTACCCGCCTTGGAAAGACGCTCCGCCAGCCATCAGCATGCGGTGTATTCCGTCTTCTTTAAAGGCGCTTTTTGCACCCTTAATAGCTGACAAACCGAAGGTCATTCCATCAGGGTTTATTGCCCAAGCGTGTGCCGCGTCACGTATAAAGTTCCTCAACATAAAGTCAGGGCTAGCGGTAACGCCCACAGTTAGTAGACCTTTGAAGTATCTGCCTGCTCTCATCGCAACATTTTGAGACCCCTTATATCCTAGGTGGTTTATCGCGCTAATGACCGCTGGGTGGTCCTCACTCACTCGGTAGTACTCGGTCTTGCCATTCCGCTTAACGCTAAATACGTTAGCGTCGGTGGGGGTGGTGGCAGCCCAGAGCTGCTCATAACCCTCAGTGCTCAACTTGTTAACCGCGTTGACTATCTTTATTTCTTTAGATGTCTTATCCATACCTAGCCATTCAGCTACTTTAACCGCGTTTTTCCTATCCTTATTTATGTAGGCGTTAATAGACGCCTTAGATATGTTTACCTTCTCGTATTCGATGCCTACTTCACTCATAAACTCCGTACCGTTTAGGTTCTCCACCATCTTTAAAGTGGCGCTGTTCTTTACCGACGCGTCAGTTAGTCTCATCCAGTTAGCTAGTACGTTCTCGAGTAGGTTGCCTGTAGACGCCTCGCTACCTGTTAACATCTTAATACCTGATGTCTGGTTAGCTAGGCCGCGGGCCGCGTTGGGGGATACGATACCCGCCCCATCTTCAGTCTGCCTAAAGAAAGGCACATACCATTCACTCTCCCATTCAGCTCTGGAATCTGGGTTTATTAACCCAGCCTCTTGGGCGAAGTCCAACATAGCTACATTGATTGCCATGTACTCTTCTTTAGCGGTCTCAAACTTAGCAGAGTTATCTGAGGTCTTCTTAGACTTTAGAACGTCTATATCCTCTCGGGTTAAATTGTGTTCTTTGCCCTCGCGCATAAGCTCTTCAGCTCGGTTTCCTGCCATCCACATGAACCAGCTATCCGCATCAGCGCCTAGGGAGGTTAGTACATCGAGCATCCCCTTAGTTTTGTAGTCCCCAACAGGTACACCATCCTCCCACTTAAGGGCCCCGTGGTGCATGACGTGGGTCATCATGTCAGCAATACCTGTAGCTAGCCTGGCTGCCACGTAGGCGCTGCCCGCGAAATCGTTAGCCGCAATGCCTTTACGCAAGAAGTCTTCAGCCTTCTTCAAACCGATGAGGCCATCAAATATGCCTTCGTACATACTGTCACCAACGTCGTCGATGACGTTTATAACACCTGCGTCTATTATGTCGGCTATAGCCTTCACTAGACCACTACTGCGCCGCTTACCCATGCCCAGCTTATCTATCAGCTTACGGTTATCAGTATCTAGGACCCTATCCTTAGGGGGTTTGCGCGAGAATAATATATCAGGGCCCTCAGCATTATCTGCCTGAGTGTCCTTAGACCCTTCTGTATCAGACTTAGGACTACTCGATCTCATGAGGTCGAAGTTATCTGCGCTATCGGAATTGAACTCAGCGTTAATGGATCTTATGTCTGAGGGGTTAAACATTATGCGTTGAGGTACTTCCTCGCCAGCTAGAGCTACGCCTTCGTCACTTAAGGTGTCCACACCTATGTAACCTTCAGCAATGTACCCTTCTATCTCGGCCTGCAGGGCCTCAAGATCCGTGGTTTCATCTTGGAGTCGCTTGCCAAACTTGTTAGCTTCATTCCAACTTAGCTTTTTAAACTTACCCTCTTTTATATAGACGGGTATTACCTGACCGTCACCGTAGTCGGTTTGACCCGCGTATGCGCTGTTAACAGACTCTACATAGTTATTAAAGCTAGCGTCGGAGTCCGAGGGTTTAAGGTGGATCTTATCAAATTTGTAATCATAGTCTTGACTGTAGTCGGTTTCAGCGTTTGTCACAAAATCAAAACCTTGTTTTGTAAACTTGAAGACCCCTTCGTCCGTCGCCCAAATTCTGCCTACTGCGCGCTCATCGCCCATACTAATATCGTCGAGGACTCCGCTGTAGGAAACTTCGCTACTTGTTTTAGATTCAGGCAGGGTAGTCTTGCCTACCTTACCTAGCTCCTTCTCTAATCGCCTATTCATCTTAAGTTCATACATGCCGCCATACGATGAGGCTTCATCAGGCGAAGACGTTAGGAAGGTAAGGCCTCTAAAACCTTTGAAGTTGGTTTTAGTACCATGGTACCAAGTCTGACTGACATCAAAACCCATACTAACCGCTCGAGCCATGCGCCCTTTCTTAGACATGCCAAGGCGGCCTCTTCGGGAATGAGATACCTTGCGGCTGCCAGCGTTGTCAGTGTTAAATTCTGCAAAGATTGAACGTATAGTAGATGTGTCGAATATAGCGTACTGATGGCTACCCTCTGCCATGTATTCGTTAAGTGCGCCAGACGAGCTCCACCTTCCGATGGGTCCAAGGTCTGTTATGTTGTTAAACTGCACGCCATCGACCCCGTGGCTGCGGGCTAACCTAGCTATCTGATTAGTGTCCATGCCTGCTGCAGATATCTCTGATCCGTCGGGCATTTCTAGGATTAGAAAGTCTTCTTTATCATTCCAGTTTGTGCTTCCAAAATCAACTACAGCAAACCCATCAGTCTTGAGGACAACAGGTACTACGGCTTTGTAGGCGTAAGTATTAGCCTGTAGAGTTTCACCCGCGGCCCACTGGCCCGTCCCTGCTCGGTGCATTTCACCCCTGTTAGGGTCAAACTCTTTTATATCAATACCTTCTCGCAACCCTATAAAGGCTTTAGCTACATAGCCCATCTCCGCTGCCCTAGCCATCCGAGAAGTCTTAGACATATAAGAGCTAGACTTTCTAGAATAAACGGGGGCCGCCTTTTCAGGCTTCCGCATTTTATCAGGGGCGTACTCCATGTGGACGGTATCTGGTTTTCCTTTATTAAACTCTGAGAACACAGACTTATCCCACCCGATGGGCGCGTCACTTTGGTCCCAACTATCTCTACTTGACTCTACAAACCCTGCTGTTTTATAGATGTCGGGGAGCACAGTGTCAAAGGTATCTAGCTTGGTTCCGCCTTGCTCCACTGCTAGCGACATCATGCTGTATAAATTGCCACCGCCGTTTGTAAACACGCTGACAATAGTCCCGTCTTCCTTAATAGCAAAACCAGATGACTGATCCTTAGTTAAGAACACCTTCATATCGGAATACTCTTCTACTGAGTACACAGGTATTGATGCCCCAAACTCTAAATTGCTTTTAGCGTTTTCAATTTTATCTATAAACACCTGAGAGTTTTCTGGTGTTTGTTCAATTTCTACTAGCTCAACTGCTACGGCCTCCGCGGAGCCTAGTACGCCTTTGTAGTTGGTAGTTGGTTGGTGTATTAACCCCCGAATTCCTCCCAGAGTTCCTGCGTTCGCGGCCTTGTAAGTCCGTGTCTTGTTGACGCCTCCCCTATCGGATCTATGCTCCCAGAGGATGTTTTGCTGGAGGAATTTCTCGCGTTGCTTGCCATCAAGTCCACTAGCTCCTGCTTGGACGCTGTCTTGCCCTGAGGTTGTGGCGTCTGGTCGTGCTGCTGTTGTGCGTCTTCTGGAATCATTTGTGTCTACCGCCTTGTTTATGGTTTTAGTATCTATGCCTTGATCTTTGGCTAAGCCAATTGCTGCGTTAGCATAGTCAGGGGCCTCATCATCTGTATAGCCCTCCTCTGAATCTTCCGCAGATTTAGCTGCGTCATATAATCTTTTCTCTGGGTACCACAACAGTGCCTGCAAATCAGCCATAGTCATCTCGGCATTGCCGTCGCTCTGCATGTCAGCAAGAACGCCATCAAAAACCCCGCGCATCCACGATCTCTCTGAGCCATTCTGAGGGGCCTCTTTCTGCCCGTCGAGGTACCCAGCTAGTGAGTTTCCACTGGTTCGGATGCTCACGCCCGATTTAGACTGGTTAAAGATGGTACGCAAAGCTTTAGACGTAGACATCTTCTGAATTTGCACAGCTACTTCTTCAATATTAGTTACCTTAAAAACCTCTTTACCCTTTGCGTTAACGCTGGGTTCTATCTTGAAATCCATGCGCAATGCTTTCTGAAATGAGGCTAACTTAGTAGGGGTTTTAGCTAACTTTAATATATGCTTCTCTAGCTCTTTTCCTTTAGACGCTACCATATCAGGCCTGCGCTCTATGAGACTACCTGTCCATCTGCCCCAAGTTCGCATCAGCCAACGGTCTATGGTCAATTGGTCAAAGTGGCCGTTCAGGTTGGCGAAGAAACCATTGCCAATCTTAGGGCCGAGAGTCATCGCCCCAAACACCTCAGTGCTCTGCAGCTCTCCAGTTACTTTAAACCCTAGTTTAGTTATTTGGCTAACTGAGAATTTACTTATCATGAATTCGCGGTAGGCGTCTATGCCATACTCAGCTGACTTCTCATTGAACTGAGCTAAGCTATCGTTGATTGCGCTCTGAGCCTTTCCCGCTTCTAAGTTAGTGGGCATCTGCCCTGTCTTCTTATAGTGGGAGTACACCCTTTCAGCTAGCTCAAAGTTTTTCTTAACCTTTAAGCCATTAGAGGTAACGGCCAGAGCAAATGTAAATGCGAACTTAGCATTCTCATCAGTAGCAATTTCGGGGTGGATCGTACTTAAAACTGCGAGGGCTTTGCTAACTGTGTTGTCATACCATCCGATAGCATTTGCGTTGCTTTTCAGGGCTTGCTTTGCGTCTTTGACCCCTAATTGTATGAGGAACTCCTTAACTTCAGGGGTAGTTTCAGACAGATTTATCCCTTGGCCTTCTACTCTTTGCTGCAGAATTTCTTTTAACTGTCGGATGTTTTTTAACTGAGTCTTCCCCGCCAGCTCGAATGATTTCTCAAGTGATGTTAGGCTTAGGTCGGAGGCGACAGGCTTGGCATCTGGAATTCGGCGGCTATTAACCACCATGGGTTTACCCTTCGAGTCAAAGTCTCTAGTTGTGCGAAGCGCTAGAGTAACGGACCCGTCGCTGTTAACCACAGTTCCCGTGTATGTGTCTTGAGTAAACCTTGCTGCGGATATTAACAGACTATTAATTTCATTCTGGTCTAAGTCTCCCCCTAAACCGTGACGAGATAACCACAGGCGTAAGGCCTGAATGGCCTTCTTGAGTGGGCCATACTTGGCTGTTATCTCCGACATATGGGCTAGCACTTCTCGTGCTTCGGTTACTGGGTCGTTCTCTAACGCGTAAGACCCGTCCTCATTGGTGTATGCCTTTTTTAGAAAGGCGATTACGTCCATGGTAGGCTTGTGGTTAGTACGCTTTAGGTACGATATTTGGTTTACCAGCTGAGCGAAGGCGCGCTTCCCTAGCATAGTTTCTAGGCCTAAGTGGCCCACGACTTCGTGTCCCAATATTTCTATAGCTTCCTTACGGCCCTGTATAGAACCAGCTACTAGTATGATTACAGGTACATTCTTGCCATCTTTATCTTTAATTATTGCGTATCCCCCTCCAACGTCATCGGGGTTTTTAACACCTGTTAGTTCGTCAAGATCTGCAACGGTTTGTACTATCCTTATGTCTATCCACTTAGCTAGTTTACTCCTAGCCTTTTTAGTCCACTGACTGATTTCAACTATAGAGCTGCCGTTAGCTTTAGCCCTTTTGTACACTACTTTAGTATCCTCAGGTTCCTTTTTTGCGGCAGGCTTAGCTTTAGTAGCTGACTTAGGTTTAAGGAGGCCTTTGACGGTTAGCTTATTTAGGTATCCGCCTTGGCTCTTTACAAAACTAGCTAGGTCATTTCGCTCAGATAGGGCGACTTCAAACGCTGCGTTAGTGGCATGTATGTACATCTCCGCAGAGGATATCCCTTCCGCAAAATCTTTTGCTTCCGACAGCGCTTCTTTAAACGCAGTACGGTCTGAGGAGTCAAGATTATTTAATAAATCAAAACACTTAGCTTTTGATGACGCCATTATTTAATTACTCGTTTAGTTATACAGGGGTCACATCAACTTGAGATATCAAGCCTTCCTCATCTCGGTGGATGTCAAGGCGGATGGGCTGCAGCACACCCTTACCTTGCGACAGTGCTTCTACTAGATCTTGGATACTATCAATTAGCCCTGACGAGGGTTCCACGTCGGGCTTTTGAGAGGAGCCGTTTGCTTTAGTTTGTTGGGGATCTTTGACAGACGCCCCAGAAGACAAGGCGCGCTGCCTCATCTCTTTAGACATAGTTAGGTTCATGATAGTAAACACCCTCTCAGTTTATGTATGGCCTTAATACGTGAGTCGATATCAGCCAGCCAATCTCTAGCGCTTAAGCCTACCACTTCGTCGGGATTTTCGCTATCAACGACCTCTATATCGCCTAGTGGGGTCACAGTGGAACCTTCTGGGGCCACGCTAGACGCACTAAGATTATCGTCTAGGTTTGAGGCACTATCCTCCGCACTGTCGGTCTTAGCTTCAGGCGTGACTCCACCTGAGCTATCATCTAGTAAGTTAGCTAACTCAGGGTAGTGCTTTTCAATATGAGCAACTACGTCCTCGGAGTTTGTAAACATGCCCAGTTTGCGAGTAAGGTTGTGTATCTTACTCGGCATCTGGGATATGTCTAAGTTATTTGTCTTCCCGCTTTTTATAGTCTTAAGGTTTTTGCTAAGGGGTATAAGTGAAACAATCTCTATAAATTCACTACGCAGATCATTAACATATTTAGGGGCCATAGTGGTAGGGGCACTTAGAATATCAGCTAATGAGTACCCTATATCCGCCGCACCTTCAATCACTTTGTTAACCAGCTTGAGGGCCGCTCCCTTAATTTCAGGGTCTATAAACTCAGGGAAGTACCCTTCGTTGAGCGAGGGTAGGCTTGCTAAATCAGTTACCAACTCGGGTCCTACAGCCTCCCGCTTAGGGTACGTGGCTTCAGCCGTGGCTTCAGCGGCCTTGGATCGAGCGCTTGAAGTTTCTTCCTGCTCTTTCTTTGGTATGCGCGAGGGAGAGGAACTACCCATCAACCCGTCAAGCAACCCAAGTATGGTCATGGTGTTGGTATCGGTTGCCATCTCCGAAGGGGTGGTAGACGACGTTTTAAGACCCGCAAAATTAGCTAGGTCTGCTCTGGTTATCTCTCCACTGCTAACGGCTTCCCTTATCTCCTTCTCAGTCTTATAGACCTTACCTACGCGCTCAAACAGTTCCCGAGCGAGGACTAACCGGTTAGCCACCGCCCTCTTGGTTCCTGCCTGTTTAACTCCCGCGTCTTTTGCAAGACTCTTTAGCTCGGTGTGGGACTTGCCCCTGAGCTTGCGTCTAAACTTAGCTAGTTTAGCTTTAATTCCTTCAAGGGAAGTGGTTTCTGGCTTAGCGGTTTCCGCTGTAGTTTCCTTAGTTTTTGCCTTCTTTTCTGTTTCGCTTTGCTTCGCATTACTTTCCTCAGTTTGTGTTGGGGTCTCTGGCTTCGGTTTAGTTAGCACCCAGCCATCGTCCACAGCCCTTGATGTGTATCCATCTAGGTCCTCCCTAGACGCGTGCATATCAGCTTCTAGCTTAGTTTTAAAGGATATTCCTTTGCCTTTGTTCTTACCGCGAGATCTAGTCCCTTTAAATACCACGTCCTCTTCTGGTCCCGCCTTTTCTACTGGGGCGACCTCAGTGTCGACCACCTCTTTACTCCCTTCTACAAAAGATGCTGAGGGTATAGTGTCGCCAGCTTGAAACTTATCTGGTGATGGAGACGTAGCTACGTCATTGTCGGTCTCTGACCCTAGTTTAATTAGTCTAGATTCTTGTCTCTGTTTTAGCTTAGATACAGGTTTAGCTTTGTACAGTATAAACCCGCCGTCCTCAGGGCGTACAGAGTACCCCTCTAGATCTTTGCTACTCGCATATATGTTGGCAGCCAACGCCGTTTTGAATGGGTATTTCTTACCTGAGTTGGCCCCTTTAGTTACCTCGGTTCGATAAACCAGATCCTCGGTAGCTGGTGCCTCGGGGGTCTCCTCTGCCTTAGGTGTTGGTAGGTTTAAGGGAGGAAGTACTTTCCCCGTTTCATCTACTTCTGTACGGGTTCCGCTAGTCGCTGTTGGGGTGGTCGACCCTGCCTGCATGTCAAGGCGCGGCGAGCCAGCTACGGTGGTAGACCCCTCATTATTTGAGGGACCATAGTCTTTCGTTTTGGTTACGCCTGTCTCTGCTATTCGCCGCTGTTCCAGCTTAGATATAGATCGCTCTAGTACCCAGCCACTACCGTCGCTTTGAACTACAGATTTAAACTTATTTACATCTATACCTTTTTGGTTAGCGTAAAGGTCCGCAGCTTGCTTCGTTTCAAAGGGCACTCCCTCGCCCTTGTTTATACCTCGGTTGACCTTCCTTTGGTATATAGTTTCTTTAGTAGGATCGTCTTTAAACTTAACGGCTTTAGTGGGTTTGTCAGCCCTTGACTCAGTTACCTCACCCGAGTCGCTGTCAATCTTAGTTGATATGTCAGTTTTAACAGGCGGGATAGCTTTACCCTGAGCGTCCACATCGACGCGCTCAACGCTAGTAGCCGTTGGCTCAGTGGCTGCGGGGGTTTGTGGGGTGTTCTTTACCGCGCTAGTAAAATCTTGAGGGTCGAACTGTAGAGCTATTAGCTCCCCGTCGGTTTTGCCCTTAGCAGTCTTTTTATCGTACTTAAATATACCAGCGTCAGAGGATACGGTTACTTCCCCCTTGTCTCTTGAAATCTTAACGTCTACATCTTCGCTACTCTTAGTAGCTACTGTGTATGTAGCGGGCGCGCCTATGCTCTCAGGCTCGCTCAGTTGTACTCTACTAGGTGTAATTAAGCTGTCTGATACGTCGCTGTATTGCTCAGACTTAAGCTTGTCAGCGGCGTTCTTAGCTATCTTAGCCCTGAAGTCGGTTGACGCGTCCATCGGCGTTTTAAGGGTGAACCCACCATCGTCGCCCTTAACGGGGACTAAGTCATCCTTGAGGCCTAGCTTCTCAGCTTGCGCCACCGCTGTGCCGCGGTCGGGGAAGGGACCTAAATCGTCTTGAGTTATGTTTGGAACGTCAGGGCCGGTTAGGTCGTTAACGCCCTGTACAACATCCTGCCAGCCTATGCCTAGTCTTTCAGGCGCAGTTCCCTCAATATTGTTGCGGAAGTCTAGCTTCCCTTGACTTTTAGGGTCCATAGACACAAGCACGTCATCTATGACAGCTTGGTTTTCTTCTACGCTTTTAACCTCGGGACTAATAAACTGTATAACAGGTTCAAAACCCTTTCCGATAATACTTTCTGAGCGCATGCCTTTTTGTAGCTCATGCTTAATCTGGTCGTCTATAGAGTACTGACGCCTGCCCACCGCGCCGGCCACCGCACCTACGGTGCCACCGCCAACTGCGCCTTGCAACCCACGCTCATGGGACTCGGCTAAATATTCTTCGGGGGTATATCTATCACCTACGGCGGTACCTATAGTTTCACCGCCAAATTCAACCTGCTCTTGGAGGTACTCAGATCCGGCCTCCGCCGTAATAGATTTAGCCATGCGAAGTAGCATTGGACCGCCTTGGGTAAACGCATCTATAACGTATTTACCACCGAAGCGCTCTGAGGCTGTGATGAGTAGGGCAGTTGCTCCGCCCACTGCAACATCGCTAGCGTTAGGTTTACCTTTTCGCCCGTCCATGGACGCGCGGTTTTGTGCAATTTCCTCAGTCCTACTGGTGAGGTATACTGGGGCCGCTAAGATAGCTGCTGCCATGTCGGGCAGGGATACTAACCCAGCCTCAACGCCAAAAGCGGCTAGAGTAGTTAGTCCATCTACGAACCCTTCAGTGTTTTTAAAATCGTCCCAGCTAGTTCCTTGCTCGTACCCTAAATCTATGTCAGTCACAGCGCTCTGAGCCTTGCGGAGTATCTTACCGCCACCGTCAGCGCTGTAGTCGGCCCACTCCTTGCCGTTTAAATATGTGAACCCATCCTTTTCACTGAGCGTAAATCCGCCGAGCCCCCCTGCGAAGGTATCACTTTCTTCTATAAGGTCGCCGACAGTGTCAACCGCGCCTACTAGGTTTCCAGCTAAGGTGGTCCCTCTGTCTACGAAACCAGCTAATATATTCCCTACGCTAAACCCTTCAAACCCCGTGTTAGAGTCTAAAGGGGATAAGTCCCCCTCAAAGTTGAAGTTGTAGTCCTTATTTGAGCTCTCAGATTCTACAAGTGCGGGGACTTGCTGCTGCTCTTGCTCTTTTTGTTGTTCCTGTTGCTTATACTCTTCAGCTAACTGGACTTGCTGGGCCTTGTACTCCTCGGCTAATAAACTCTGTTCGCGCTTGTAGGCGTCCACAGCGTCCACGGGGGCCACGGGCTCAGGTGTCTGTTGAATGATAGGTGCTACGTCTTCTTCTTCATCGCCTTCAAAAACTAAATTGTATCTCATGGACGTTCCTTATTATTTGTTAAACCTGCCGTCGATAACAGCTTTACTTACTTGCTCTTCAGCGTCCTTTATGGGTAGGCCAGATTCAAGGAGGAAGCTTAGGAAACTTGCCTCTGATTTCATAGCGGTTTTAGGTACTGTAAAGCCCCCTTCATTAACTGGGGCGGGGGTGGGTACCTCCGTCTCAGCGCTGGGGACAGCGGCGTTCGTGGCGGCAACTGGGTCAGTCGGTACTCCTTTCAGCATACCCATGGTTTTTAATTTAGCCTGTCCATCGGGGCTAAGTATCTTATTTAACACACTAAAATCTGCAACACGCGTGCCCTTAGCTGCCGTAAGCTGACCGCTAATCTCCTTCACCTTAGCTACCGCTTCCTTGTATTCAGATGCCCCCCACAAGAAGTGGGTCTTTGGGGTGTCAGCTAAATCGGACTCCGCCGCTGATAGGTCCATTATGAGGGTTTCTAATGGCATAGACTTATTATCTTCTACAAGCTGATATATTTTGTTCATAAAGGTATTAGGTGTTTCGCCCGTGATATCCCTATATATAGTACCGAGCGCAACCGCCTTCGCATGGTTAGCTTTGGAGTCCTCGTCAATAAACATTGAAATATTATTAGCACCTACAGTTGAATAGTTGTCCTTAGAGGACGTGTATACGCTTTTGTAGTCGGCTTGTAGTTGTTTCTCTTCAGCCTTCTGAGCCTCAGTGAGAACTACCCTACCTGAGAATATCTTCTTGATGTTCCCACTCTCGAGGTCTTCCCCTACGAGTATTTGTCCGGGACTTAGAACCTTAGTCTGCTTGCGTATTACTTCTAGCGCGTTCTCATGAGCTTTCTTTGCCACAGATTCATCAGAAACAACTTTAGCCTCCGCAGTATCTATTTCCTGCATGTACTTAGTTGCGTTTTCGATAGAGTTACGGTTGAACTTCAGCGTTTCGGCTATCTTATTTACGTCGGCAAGAGTTTTTGCGGCGTTTATATTCGCGGTCACTGCCGCTGAGTTTTTATCTTTTTGACCAGCTAATAGCAGTAGGGCTGCGTCTTTAGCTGCTTTTACCGCGTCCTCTCCGAGCTGTATCTCCTGCATGTATCTGTCTGAATCCCTGACAACCTCACGGTTGTGACTTACTGTTGCGGCTGCTACCGAGTTCTCATTGGTGCGCTTATCAGAATCTATTTTCCACTGATTTAGCCTTACATCTCTTTTATTCTGCGCGATAGCCAGCCTCTCTTCAGCGGCTATTAGCTTAGCTTCTTCGCTGTTTTCTTTGTCAACCTCAATGTACTGATCAGCGGCGCCCTTGACTCCGCCGGCTAATGCCATTCCTAGCATACCCATTAGACTACTCCCCCTGAAAGCATACCTTGAGAAGGCTGGCCCTGCATGGGTTGGCCCTGCATGGGTTGGCCCTGCATAGACTGAGTGGGTTGAACCTCTTGTCTCGGGGGTGGTGAACCGGCCATAGGACCAGCTAAGGCCTTCATGCCCTCTGTCACCTCAGCCATAATCTCGGGGGTAGCAATATGCGGATGAGACTTGGCGTACATATCCATAGTTGCCCCGAGAGCTTTAGATACGTGGTCTTGACTCATGCCTTCAATAGACTCACTAGTAAGCACATCTTCAATGAGCATACTGAATAGTTCCATGCCTACCTTTGTTATTACTAAGGGGTCTATGGCGCCTTGGTTCTCTGTCTCTAACTCTTTGATTACAGTGTTGATGGCTGTAGCTACTGACTTATCGAATTTATCAAGACCGTTAGCTTCAAACATATTCATCAAGCTATCAAACCTTTCGTCGTATAGGAGCTTAACACCCTTCTTTATGAGCTCTTGCTCCTCGGGGGTGCCAGAATCCGTGGGTAGAGGTGCGTCTAATCCCCCTCCAGCCATACCTGCCAGCTGTCCTTCGACCGTAGAGGGCTCCCCCTCAGGCATAACCATACTTGGATCTACAGTCAAGGGGGAGGTGCTTCCTTCCCCTTCTTCGGGTAACATTCTGTCGTCTAACATACCCATTATCTATCTCCTATTAGGGTTAAACTGAGGGCTAGAGAGCATGCGAACCCCTCCCGTCCTAGGGTTAAAACCTCTCCACCTAGCCCTAGCGGCTTCGGCTTCGGCCTCTTTAGCCTCTTGTACTTTCTGAGCGGCGGAGCCCGTCATGTAACCATCGGCTAATCCTGATGCAGCCCCTGCGGCCACTCGCTTCATTCCGTCGCCGTCGAAGAAATCTTTCACACCGTCAAACATACCTGTATCTTTTGTAAGAGGGTCAACAGTCAAGTCCCCACCCGTCCTGTTTAATGACAGGTCAGCAGCTTTTATAGTATCTAAGCTAGCACCCGCGGTTTCGTTTAGGCCAGCGACATCGACGCCCCCAGAAGCAACAGAGGAGGGGTCTGCCACACCGCCGTAGTCTATAGGATCACCTGCGTGCATTGACCCTAAGTTAGACGTAGACGAACCCAGACCTCTGGTTATATTATTTGTCACGGGCGCCGATCTCCCTAGCCCAAGGTGGTCGGGCATACTGGACACGGGGGTGGGGCTGGTAACGCTGGGGGATATGCTCCCCCCTACATCCGCGGTTGTTGTAGGGGCCACCGTCGTCGTCGAGGCGCTGGCCGTCATAGACGCTTGCACCTGATAGCCGGCGTACATGCCCGCAGCCACGCCTAACATGTTGGCTATCTTAGGGTCTACACCTAAGGCCTCCGCAATCTTAGGGACAATTTTTGCCACTACCATTGAAACTACTACTTGTGCAACGTATGCTGCCATGACTACTGTACCTCTATGTAATTTAAGCCTTGTGGCTTTAAGCCTATCTTGGTAAGGAGTTTACCGTATCTGTCCCCTTTTGAGAAATCAGTTAGCTGTATAACTTGAGCACCGTTCTCCTTGGACCACCTAATAAAATCTTCTACTAACAATTTGGTGCCGCCTTTAGCGTACATAAGTATATCCGATGCGCACATGACCCCAACATAATTTTCGGCAATTATCCCGCACATACCACCTAACATAACCCCGTCCCTGACTGCCAGTTTGGCATAGCCCTTGTCAAAGGCCATCATAGTCACTGCGGTCCTGTGGGCCTTAGACTCATCAAAAGGTAAGTCTTTAAATATAGACTCAGCGTGCACGTACCTAATGAGAGCCATAATGGCGGGCATGTCGGCATGGGTTGCGTCTTGGATAGTTATCATTTAGTTATCCTACTGCCACCATATCCTCAGCTAAACTGTCGCTATATAAGGGTAGGTCATCTTGGTTATTAGCCGCGTTTACTTGTGCGGCTTTCCCGTTCAGGATTTCAAGCATCTCATCCCACGTTTCCTTAACATATGGCTTAGTGTGTATGGGGTGGTCAGAATCAAAAACTGCATCATCGCTGAATACTTCACCATTAACGCCGTACAGACGATGGTTAGTGGTATCCATAGTGTAGTAAGTATCAAAAGGATCAACTAGCTCGGATCGGTCTGCTTCAAATACATACTTCCAAGTTCCGTCCTCTAAGACAAAATGCTCGTCTGTCATAATGGTGCCGTTGTAGTTATAAAAGTCTCTGCTACTTAGACCCGTTCTAGTTTTCAGAACCGTACCCCCCTGCACCTTATCACCAACCTTAATATCTTCGACTACTTTGTAGGCGCCATCGGCCATGCAGAATAGAGTGCCTTTAGCAAAACAGCCTGAGCCATCTCCGCCACCGACTCCACCACTGCCACCACGACCACCACCATAGTTGCCACCGCCTCCATTATCGTCTCCACCTCCATTATATCCGCCGCCCTCTCCATCTCCGCCGCCGCTATCACCGCCACCGCCCCCATTAGATGGAGGCGGTGGCGGAGGCGCAGGTGTGGGGTCCCCAGCTTCAGGGGGTCTAGGAGTAATATCCGTTCCGTTGCTAAACTCAAAAGTAGCGTTAGCTGAATATAACAGTGTAGCTATCATCTTAGACGCTACTTCAGGGTCGTCGCTGTTGGCTATGATAGTCCCCATATCAGCATACAGCTGCATAACTATATTGCCGTTTATTGAGTCCATGTTCCTGTCGCTAGCCCACTTAGCCTCTAAAGCTGCCACTTCTGCGGCTAGCTGAGAGTCCATACGCATTAACTGCGCATCTAAGTCGGCTTGGTAAGCCCCAAATTCTTGGTCGTTCATGGCCCCAGCGTATAGCTTAGCGGCGTTATTTTCAGCTTCTGCATTGAACTTATTAGTCGCGTTTATTTCCGACGCGTTAAAAGCTGCAGTGTCATTTTCTTCTGTAACATTAAACTTGTTAATGTCTGTTTCAGTATTGATATTGAACTGGTCAGTAGCGTTACCCTCACCAGCATTAAACTTATTCGTGTCAGTTAAAAGACCCGCGTTAAACTTACTGGTGTCTTGGTTAGCTAATGCGTTAACTCTGTCGGCTTCGTTAGTATATCCTAAGTTAGCTAAATCCATCTCAGCTATCATCTGCGCGTCTTGCTGCGCGATAGGTAGAGAGGCGTCGATAGCCGCACCATGTGCTGCGCCTACCGCCATACTTGAGTTAAGCATTCCCCTAGCGTTCGACTGCTGGTTAGCTGCGGCCTGAGCCCGTTGCATATAAGCGCTGTCGGAGCTTAGCAGCCCCGTCATGCGGTCTTCAACGGTGCTAGATACGTTCCCTTGGGAGGCATCATATCCCGCGTACTCCGATACCCCTGCCTCCGCGGTGTTGACTTCTGCCGTGCTCGCGGGGTTTACCTGACCAGCTTCAACAGTCTGAGCAGGGGCTGAGGTTGTAACCTCAGCTTTAGTGGCGCTGGGGGCCTTGACTTGTACGCTTCCTGCATCTAGCTTTGGCACCTCGTACCTATTGCCACCACCTGAGTCAGGTGGGGGAGGCGCGGGTGGGGTGTCTGCTGGTCCGCTATCATATACAGGTCCCCAAGTGTAGGGCGGGTGACCTAAATCATTCCTAGGGATAGCCGGCATAGGATAACCCTTGCTAGGAGTAGCCGGCATAGGATAACTCTTAGGAGGATTATGGGGCAAAGGATAATTCTTATGGGGCATCTCACGGGGAGGTGGCGAAGGCCTCCCTACCGTGAACTCGTTAGTAAAGGTGGGGGCCTTAGGTTTAGCCGCCCGAACTGGCGCTGGAGCGGGAGCCGCAACAGCCTTAGGGGGCGATACGGGCGCATGTCTAGTCTTCTGAGATGGGCCCAATGGGCGCCCGTCCGGACTTTGGCGTCTCCCGTTACTGTTGCGGGGCGGCGACGGGGCTGCGTATGTTTCTTTAGGATGTCTAGGCATTATATGTCTCCCACACCACTAGGTGCGTGTTGATCAAGCAGCTGCGCATGGCTAGCTACTGTTGTTGTATGCTTTAAAAAGATGTTAACTTCTTTCATTGGTGATCTCTCAAGTAGCTTATGGCGCGCGTAAGCGAACTTACGTCATCGTCAAAATGACCTAAAGCTAGGTTACATCTTACGCATAGTAGCCCCCTAACACCACCAGATGCGTGATCGTGGTCTACCGCCAACTTCTTAGTTAGCTCATCTTCATGCTTATCGCATATTGAGCAAGAGTAATTTTGACTCTTTAGCATACTTTCATAGTCTGAAAGGCTTATGCCGTACCGATTTAGGAGCTTAGCGTTTATAACCTTCGCGGGGTTAGCGCGACTCCAATTCCTAGAGCGCTTCCGAATCTTAGCCCTTTCTTCTTCGCCATGGCCGCGGACTTTGCGGTTATGGCAGCTAGAGCAAGTGTTTTTTCGCCCATACTTAGATGATTTATCCTTTAGGAAATCTAGCAAATCAGTTTCAGAGTATGCGTGTTTATCACAAAGAGGGCAGACTCTTAGCGCTTCCGCCCCTCCTACATTCACAGTGCGTTCATCAAGTGACATTAAGGAATCCCTCGGTCAGCCTATTAATGAGGATAGCTCAGGTTAATAGCGAGCTATCCGCCGATTAGTAATACCTCAATGTAGGGGTATTACTTCTCCTAGGTTCTAAGCTGCCGCAGCCGTGAGTGAACTAAGGTCTTCATTAGTCCAGTAATCTTTAGCGATCATAATATCTAAGTGTTCCTTGTTACGAGCCAGCGTGTCAGCCCAATCTTCGTCGGACATACCGCTAGGTTTACCAGCGTTGATCAGGTCTACTGAATCAAGTGCTGCGCTGTAGTTTTGTGCTATTTCTTCTGCTGTTAAGTCGGTCATTATATTATCCTTCTAGTAAAGTTAAACGTGCTTCAAGGGCATCGTTCTTGGTTGAAAGTTCTTGTATGGCTTTTATCATTGACCAAAAGATGGGGTCTGTATTGACTTGTTTTAGCCCGTGGTCATTCTCAGAAACTGCGTGGGGTAACACTAATTCTAACTCTTGTGCTATCACTCCTGTTTGCAATCCAGCAGCATCAGATGTAGTTAAACCTTCTATTGTGACTTCTTCTGGAGTTCTGAAAGTAAAGTCACGCACTTGGATAGCATCAATCTTCGCTAGACCATGAGGACTGTCTACAATGTTTTTCTTAATCCGTTCATCAGAAATAGTAGACCAAGTAGTTGTATTATCCCCCTGATAGCACCCACCTGCGGAACTACCATGTATCCATACAGCGGCATTACCTACACCAGCATTACTACGCGCAATCCATAATTGAGTGTTCCCTACTGTTTCTGACCCACCTGCGTTGTACCCAATACGCACGTTTTCTGACCCTGTTGTAACAGTCGAACCAGCTTGATACCCTACAAATGTATTATTATTTCCTGTTGTCGTAGCAACACCAGATAAATAGCCAACGGCGGTGTTGTTACCACCCGTGGTGGTGTAACGAAGTGCGTTATAACCATGAGCCGTGTTGCTAGATGCGGTGGTGGCTGTGGCTAATGCCCTTGAACCTGTTGAGGTGTTATAAGTTCCAGTGGTGTTGGCCTTTAAAGCCTCAAAACCAATACCCACATTCCAGCTTGCTGTGGTATTACTGAATAACGCGCTATGACCATGAGCAGTATTATTACTACCTGTAGTGTTGCTGTATAGGGAGTTTATACCTACGGATGTGCCGTTAGACGCTGTAGTGTTAGCACCTAAAGAACCTACACCCACGCCTGTATTCTGCCCGCCTGTAGTATTTGCATCTAAAGACTGAAAACCTACCGCAACATTATAAGCACCCGTGGTATTCGCATACAAAGCTGTACGACCGACTGCCACATTGTTAGACCCCGTGGTATTCAACTGTAATGCACTTGAACCAACTGCCACATTATAGTCAGCGGTAGTTGTTGCAGAACCAGCCCAGTAACCTACAAATGTATTTTCCAATGCGGTGGTAGTTGCCTTTCCCGCTGAATAACCCACGGCTACGCTGTCTCCGCCAGTGGTATTTGCGGTCATTGCCTGATAACCCAAGGCTACGCTACGTTGGCCTGTGGTATTGGTGGCTAAGGCACTTTGACCCACAGCAACATTACTGACCCCTGTTGTGTTATCTCTGCCAGAAGCATCTCCAACAAAGGTATTTCCGACTCCCGTTGTTGTTTGTTTTCCTGAGTCTGTGCCGATAAATGTAGATGAGTTTCCTGTGGTATGTGACAATCCTGCGCCATAACCGACCGCAGTCATGTTTTCCCCTGTAGTATTAGCTAATAGGGCGGAAGATCCCACGGCTACGTTCTTAGTACCTGTGGTGTTCGCCATTAAAGAGGAGTACCCAACTGCTGTATTGTTACTCGCGGTGGTGTTAGAGTTTAAAGCTTTTGCGCCAGACGCGGTATTATAACTTCCTGTGGTATTAGCAAGTAAAGCCCAACTACCAGACGCACTATTCCTCAACCCCGTGGTATTCACCGTTAAAGCACTTGAACCTACGGCGGTATTGTTAGCTCCAGTGGTGTTCGTAGATAATGCTTCATTACCGACTGCGGTATTTAGGCTTGCGGTGGTATTTGAGCCAAGGGCGTGGCGGCCTACAGCTACGTTCTGATAACCCGTTGTGTTTG